GAAAGCCAATAAGGGGATTCGAACCCCTGCACAAAGCATCAACTTTTCAGTGTTTATGTGGCTTGTAGCGTTTTTACTTTGATTACTTTTGATTACTTTTTTCAAAATAGTAATCAAACAACTAACTTGTTCGTGCTTTGAAGTCTGGTATACTACTTAAAATATCTGACTTTTTCTCGATAGATCTGCGGTTTCTGTGGTAGTGTTCCTCTGTAGTTCCTAGGCTTGCGTGCCCCATCTGACCAAGGATCAACCGCTCGTCAATATTGTTGTCAAGAAGGATGGTTCCGTATGTCTTTCGGATCTTATGTGGAGACTTTCGATAGATTCCTAACTTATCGCACAATCTCTGTAATCGCATTCTTACACAATTCGCATTCAATCGCTCTCCATTTTCTTTAATAAACACAAATTCTTCAAATGGATTCGTTTTTCTGATCCTATCACACAACCACTCGTAGTCCTTTGGGATGATAATTGTTCTCGCCCCAGCTCTCGTCTTTGGGAAATCCTTTATCGCAACCGTATATTTCGTATCATCCTCTCCGCGATACCTTGTTTCGGTTCGCCGAACCTTGACCGTATTACCGTCAAAATCATCATGTTTTAGACACACAACCTCTCCGATTCTCATTCCGGTCACAAACATTAGAAGTATTGCTATGTTTGATAAATCAAGGTTGCATTCCAAATATTTAATCATAATATCAGTTTCATTCTCGTCAAAAACCTCTTCGTAATCTTCCTTGATCGTTCGTTTGAAATCGGAATCAGATGTATCAAGCTCCTCAAACAATTCTTCAACATTAAAATCAATCAACTTCCGCTTTTTGGCTCGTTTCAGAAACCCTTTGGTTATCCCTTTTAGTCCGGAAAACGCCTTTGCCGTCAAGTTAAACTTCGGAATCTGTTCTTCTAGGAAATCTCCCCATTCATCTTCCGATATTGATTTTATGTGCCTTTTACCCATTTGTTTAAAGTGCCTTTGATAAAAGTTGCGATTCCTTTGGTGCGTTGCATTTCCAATCTTGTTCAGTGCCAACCGCCTGTCGTTCCACTCTTCAAACACTTCATCAATGGCTGGATTTTCTTCTTGAATCTGTAAATAATCGATAACCTCATTTTCAATATCGACTCTATCTTTTTTCTTAAGTAGCTTTCTCCCTTTCTCCTTGCATGGAATATAGGTTCTCCAATACCCATCTTTCCCTTCCCATATATCATATGGGTGTTTCTTTAGTATCTTTTCTCTTTTGTTCATTTCAACTTGTTCTTGCACAAGTGCTATGTCGAGAATACCACTATCAACGGCATATTTCAACAGTTCTTTTTCATCCAATCAAATACCCCCGTTCTTTCTATTTTATCTTTGATATCTCTTACTCTGTACTCTATCGTTCTTAGTGATAGATTTTCTTTTGTGGATATTTGCTTTTGTGAAAAACCACGGCAGAGAAGAGAGAAAATCCTCTCCTCTTCTTCCGTGAAATTGGCATTTTCTTTGATTTGTTCAAGTTCTGGCTTAATGAATTTTGTAAATTTCATAAGCCATTTCTCCTTATTTTATTGGTTGATATTTAAGTTTTTAAACATAGCACACATAACATCTACGACAATACTGTTTCCAAATTGCTTATACAACTGCGTATTACTGTTTACTGCTTCCATTTTGTCAATATCTTTATCAGATACGCCCATCAGCCGTCCGCACTCTCTCGGCGTTAACTTTCGTATTCTTCCGGCAACTTTTATAAGACAATCAGAACCATCTTTGCAATATCTGGCTGTTATTGTAGATGATATGTCATCAACATCTTTAATAACTGCATGAAAACCATTTCCTTTCTCTTTCTGCTTTTTTGCGTGTTCCGCAAATCCTTTCAATGCATTATCACTTACATAGAATTTGTTATCAACTACCTTTTCTTGATAATCACGTATTCTTTTTGTAAGTTGTATAGGCTGTGGAAAATTATAATTGCATTCACCCAGGAACGAAAACATAAAACATCTTTCACGCTCTTGTGCTACACCATAATTTTTAGCGTTTAAATCTTGATAGTAATTTGTGTAACCCAGACTTTCGAGAAAGTCTAGCCACTTTATAAAATCGGGCATATTATCCTGGCTATGTACTTGTGGCACATTTTCCATGAACAAAATCTGTGGTAATTCTCCATTGCTATCTCTAATTTCTGTTAGTATTCTCTCAACTTCCCACAACAGACCGCTTCTTGTACCACTTCCCTTAGACATTCCAGCTTGTTTCCCGGCAACTGATAAATCCGTACAAGGGAATGAGTAAGTGAGTAAGTAAGTAAAGGTTTCTGTGTCGCAGATATTCAAATCTTCTGCATGAACCTTTGTTATGTCCATTGTGGGAAAATCTGTGCCGTGTACTGCGTTATAGCTTTCTATGGCGTACTTATCAAACTCCACAACCCTGTAATGCTCAAACTTTGCACCTATTCTCTTTAATGCCATTGCCTGTGAACCGTAGCCGGCAAATAATTCTATCAATCGAATAGGCTTTGTTATGCTGATTGGTTCTCTTGTGAAGTCAAATATGCTCATCTGATTATCACAAGAATAATTTTCAAAATTCATAAAATCTACCAAAAGGAAACCTCGGTTTTATGCGCGCGCAACCTATTCCTTTCTTTGATTTTTAGTTAGTTATCTTCTTTTCTCTTAAAATCCTCACAAGACACAGCAAGCAAGCAACCTAAACAGTTAATGGGAACAAGCCCATTATTTTTCTTATAACTGTAAGAATTTTTGCAAATATTACAAAAATCTTTACCAACATTTGCCTTGCAACTTGTCTTTTTATCTTCAAGCGCTTCTTTTAGGGTTGCATTTTCTACAGTAAGTTCATAAATTTTATTGTCTTTGTCCGATACTTCTTGAAGTAACTGATTATATTTTTTCTTACTTAAAATCTTCACTCTGAATCACCCACTTTCTTTGATTTTTGGCTAGTTGTTATATCTTTTTTTCAAAGTGCCATGCACCTTATTCATTCCCTTAATGCCACCAACAATAAAAGCTATTTCTGCTCTATTTTCTGTCGCTTTTGTTTCTGCTTCCATATCGTGCAGTCCGTATTCAGTCTGAATAATTTCATTTGCAGTAATTCTTTTCAGAATTTCTTCACATTTCTTCTTGCTTAAAATCTTCATTCTGTATCACCCTTTCTTTTTCTTTTTAGGCTTAAACTTAAAAACATCATTCTTCTGACGGCTTACCATGCTACGACAGCCGTTCATTTTACTAGCTCTGCTTTTTTCCATATCTCACACTCCCTCCGGTTTCTCGCACCGCTCAAACTCGATAACCCACACCCAAGGATTCGCATCCCAGCCGTAGCGGTTTATGTCGGACTTCTTGACGGTGCTGTTCCAAAGGTTTTTCCACTCTTCCATTGCAATCTCCATGTCTCCGGCATGAACTGCCATAGAAGAAAGCCCCTCATTACGAATACCGTCAATGGTAATTTCCTGTAACTGCTCCACTCTCACATTCGTAACCTTAAGCCAAATCCGTGCGGCTTCTTTTGGCATGTGGATGGATGGGTGCCACCTTGCATCTCCATATATTTCATCTGTTGCCCGGTACATATAACAGCCACAGCTTTTATTCAAGGCGCTCTGTTGTGGTTCTCGGTAACAATTTCCATGTTCGTCTCCCTCGCAACAACAACATTCAAAATATTCCCAAGTTTCGCGGACATAAAGAATATCGCCCGGCTGATATGGAGCTTTGTATGCAGTATTTATCAGTTCTATATCTGTCATATCGCAGTATGGTTTGAACATGAGTTTCTTTTCTTTCAAGAATTCTTCAGGTGCTCCATTTTTGCATTTATCCGGCAACATCCCTATGAACTGTTGCGGTTTCACAACTCTTCTGGTGCAACTCTTTCGACTTTCCAGAATTGCCCGAACCATCTCGGAATTGAATAAAATTGGTTTAATTGCCATCTGCACCACCTGCTTTCACAATCTCGATTGCTTTACTAAATGCTTCATATCTTCCCTGGCTTCTCCCGCCATCGTAGATTTGTTCGCCGTCTCCGCATCCGTCCTCGTCGCAATCATCTGGTCTGCCCTGCTCTGCTTTCTTCAATTTTCCCAACTGTTCCACAACCTTGTCTACATCATAAGCCGTCGGATATTCTTCCGGCGTGCCGATCGCTTCATACTCTTTTAGCTTTATTTGCATTGCAGCAATATTTGCTAATTCTACACCTGTGAATCCGCCATGTTCTTTCATAGTCTGCAATTCTTCCGGCGTGCCGATTGCGCGGTACTGTTGCACTTCTTCAAGTGCATTGATTGCTAAGTCAATCACAATTCCCACATCGCATTCATGATCATCGAATCCGCCCTGTAGTCTCCCATCCACCATTTTACGAGTCTTGGGATAATTATTTTTTAATAACTCAATTGCTTCATTCTCTGTCATTTCTACACCTCCAACAGTTCCGGATTGTCAAATATGTTGCCGATAACACTACATTCACCCAAAACCTCATAGCTTTCAGCAGATAATCTGTTTGTAACTTGGAATGAAATCGTTTCAGCGTCCCATACGACCCTCCCGATACAATCTGCTTCTGCGTAACCGCTCTCTGTACTATATGTATCCCAATACGCAACAACATCACTCTCCCAAATCAGATTACCGTTCCTGTTCCTGTCTTTTAAGCCTGTGCATCGGCAGATTGTATCTGGAATTACTTCGTGCATTACAATTATTCTTCCAGTCTCATTCTTAACATTTACAACATTGCCCACAGGATGTATGTAATACTTTCCATTGGAAACAATAAGATTTCCAGTAACCCAAACATTATTAAATTCTCCTTTTTCTTTTGGAGTTGTCTTAGCTTTATACAGATATCTGTCTTCCATATTCTCTCCTTCTCTCCTATTCTGCTTCTGACTGAAGCCACTCTTCCCACTCGCCGTGTTCTTCTTCGCTCGGAAATTCATGTTCCATCCACTGATAATCTGATTTTACTTTGCAAAGAAACTCTGCCAACTCTTCATCTGACATATTCCTTATCCTGTCGGCATTGGTTGTTGTGGATTTAGATGTAGTAATCTCCATCGTCACGTCCGTAATAAGTCCATCTCCATAACCATCTAACTTTACAGATTCAATATCGCCAGCAAAATTGCCATTTAAAGATAAATTCAATATTCTCGGTTTTCCTGTAGCACCATATCTATTTTCTTTTGTATCAAGAATTTTTATCAAATCACTAACTGTTACTACTTTCATCTTCTCCACCTCTCAATTCTTTCAGTTTTGCTTCGGCTTCGGATTCTGTGAGAAATACTGTTTTACCTATATCAAACAATGCAAATCCTCTTCTTTTTGTGCAAAATTCAATTTTCATTTCTGAATCAATCGTTGCTCTTTGAATCTTCTGTGCAGATATGTTTTTTCCAGCAATAACGTAAACAGTATCTCCCACCTTGCAAGGTAACTTGATAAGTCTGCCCTGTTCCTCTAAGTCCTCGTATTTACCTAACTTCTCACAAATACTTGTTGCAATCTCACAGTTATCGCATTTGCTACTTGCCCCAAATCCGTCACACTTTTCAAAGCATTTCGGATAGAAGAAATTTCCTGCAGCATTACTATCTGTTAATCTCTCCATGTCTATTCCTCACTTTCTGCCAACTTTGCGAATTTCCAACCGACTATATTGCTACTCGCGGACACGCTCCAAGACGTTGATCCTGCACTCCATGCGCACACTATTCCGTTCTCGTATTTTGCAAAATGTCTCTTTTCCCACGTTTCTTTTTCGTAATCTCTTACCAAAATCGGCGTATCGACTGCAATCTTGCTCCAATCAACAGGTGGTTCAACATACTCACTGTTCGCCCATTCCTGCTTCGATATAATGCAATCATCGCTGTCATAAAAAGCGCAACTCGTGCAGCCTTGCACATCAGAACAAGCACAGATGTTTCCGTCCATCAAAGCAAATGTTTCATCTTTTAACGCGACGTCAACAATCTCCTTCGCATATTTTTCTCTGTTTAACATTACGCGTCCTCCTTATCTAATCCAAATTCATCAATTATTAAGTTTATTCTTTGACCAATTCTTACAACCTCTTGTAGCAATATCCATATATCTTGATCGTCCGGATATTTTTCGTACAACTTTTCCGCAAGCGTAAATATATTCCCTCTGCTACAAACCTTATATTCATTAGGCTTTGTGCAATTATAGTCCACATTGTATTTGCAATTTTTAAAATTACAAGTCGGCAAATCTACCCTCATATTTACGCCTCCAAATCACATACAAACTTAATCTCATCCGCTAACGTTTCAGCTATCATCGGTACAGTTAACTGAAACTGCTTGTAATTAGCTAACGTATCAATATAATCAATAAACTTCTCTGAAAACTGTACCAACTGTTTCCTCGTAAATTTAAACACGGTCTTTAATGCAGCCATGGTCAATGACATATAGTTAAACATCGATGCGCTGGAAAGCCTGTATGCTTCACGTTCGATGCAATGCCCTTTCCATGCATACAACTTCATTAATTGGCTTTGCGGTACGCTATTTACAATTTCTTTAACATTCACTTCGTATTTTTCTTTCAGAACATACGCCAATGCTACTCCGTTCATGTTTTTATCATCTGCCGCAGCTTCGGAATATGCATTTACTGTACGTTCAAGCCTTGCCATGCGTTTTTGACCGAAACCGAATTTGTCATGCAGAATTATGTACCCTATAGCCTGATAATCCTTATATGATTTGATTACAACACGTTCTGTATTCCTTGATTCAAAGTCATTCCGACCGATGATCATTGTGTCTTTCTTAGTAAAGAATGTCGGCTTTTTTTTTCTAAGTGCGTTGCTCATTTTTCGTACTCCCTTCTATCCGATATGCTATTAACATATAGTAACTATCTGATCGATTACTCTTTCGGAATACTTCATACTTATTTATTCTCTGTTCTTAGAATCCCATTTAACAAAATCTACTAAATCATATTCGCCAGATTCTTCTTCCTTAATCTCAGGAACAAATACGTTATAATTACCTTCGTTGCGATCATGTTCAATAATTTGCTTCAACATTTCATACATATTTGTAATTCCTAACTGATATGCTCTCTTTTCGCCTTCAGTCATTCCATCACAAATTTCATCATTTTTACTTTCTAATAGATCCTTATATTTTTCTAAGCTTTCTACGATTAATAAAAATTCTTCGTTCATTTATATATTCTCCTATTCATTAATTTTTCCAGTATCTATTACATATGTTTGCCCTTGATGCAGGTATTCCAGAATCTGCAACTCGGATCGCACACCTTTGTTTTATCTCCGTACTCGCATAACTTTCCGCTACCGCAATTTGTAGATTCGGCTTTAAAACGTTCATATGCTTTCGGATCGCGTTTCTCCGGTTTTGAATCATAATAACTTCTAATCTCTTCAGACCTTCTTATTCTGTTTCTTTCAGCCGTTTTCTCTGAATTAGTTCTATACTTCATTTCTCGCCTTTCTCTCCACATCTGCAAAATGTTCAAATACCAAACCTCTTGCAAAATCTGAAAATTCTGTCTTGGAATATTTCACAATGAGCTTTTCTCCTGCATCCATCATTCCGATGTACCAATCATCGCAATTATCTGCTTTGTAGTAGTCTTGATGAAACTTCCAAAAATCCATGAAAAACATCCATTCTTCCGAACCCTTTTCGATCTTTGCACTTGCCATAGCCACTACCTCTAAAACGGACAATCGCCATTGTACGGCTTGAATCCGTCCCCACGTTCTTTCTTTTTTATCTCCGCAACAACATCATCAAACGGTTTTTCGATTTCAACAAACTTCATGTGATCTCCGTCAAACTCCATTGCTTCACGCATTGTCATTCCCTGTCTGTTCTTCTCGATTTTTACACCCTTGGCTCCCTTGTCATTGTCTGACAGATTCCACAGCATAATTATGTTTGACGCGTCCTGTTCGATTGCCCCGGATTCCCTCAACTCTGCCATGGTAGGCTCTTTTGTGTCTCTGCTTTCGGAGGCCCTTGTTATCTGCGAAAGTGCTATCACATGGGTATTTAAGTCTCTTGCAACAGATTTCAAACCTCTTGAAATTGATGCTACTTCTTCGTTTCTTCCGGAATATCTGTTATCCGGCATAAGCAATTGCAGATAGTCAACAACGATAACATCAAAGCTTTGGTGCCTGCATTCTGACTTTATTTCTCTCGGAGATACAGTACCGGACGCAATCCATAATTGATAATCGCTCATTTCCTCATTCGCTTGGTTAAATTTTTCCTGTTCATCACCAAGAAACGCTTTTGCCCTTCTGATTCTCGTTAAGCCGATTTCCGCAAGCCTTGAAATAAATCGCTCATACACCTGTTTATCACTCATCTCCAAGTTGAAATATGCGACTTTAAGTCCTTTTTTTGACATATTCCCGATAATCTGCGTTGTGAGTGCGGATTTTCCAACTGCCGGTCTTGCAGCAATTACTGTTACATCACCGCGTTCAAGGTCTCCAAACGCATCATCAAGTTGCGATAACCCGATTTTTATACCACCTTCTCCGACGCTTTCATTGAAATATTTGTCCCTATTCTCAACTGTAATCTGCTTAATTGGTTTCAGTTTTACTTCTTTTCCCTCTTGCAAATGTTCAAGCCTTGTAAGAAGATCGCTGATTGTATCATCAATGTCACATGGCTTTAAACTGGATTTCTGATACATTTCACGAACCGTTCTTGCTTTGTATTCTTTCGCAACCGCATCGGCATAACTTTTAACCATGGTCGAAGTGATTGTCCCGGTAATACAGGATTTCATCAATTCACTAATCTGTTCCTGCGTGTATTTGTGGTTCTCAAGTGCCATTGATAAAGACATGGGATCAATGCTTTCATTCCGGTCATACATTGCAAGCATTTCCTTGTATGTGTCCTGCGCGAAATCCGAACTAAACATTTCCGGTTTCAGCGTCCGCCAGATGCTATTTAACACATCATTGTCAATCAATATGCACCCGATCACTCCGAACTCTGCTTCTGTCAACTGCAATCACCTCGTTTCTCTACAATCTGCAACCAATAATCACAATCATTTTTCAGCCAATCAACATATTTTGGAATGTACCGAAAATCCTTATCGTCTGGATTTTTTTCTTGATAGTCACTCAAATATGCTTCTGTGGCTTTGTATAACAGCCGTGCAATGTCCGGTTGGTTCTCTTCGATAACTTCTAGCACCTTATCCATCCAAGCTGTTTTAGAGGTACTGTACGCTGTTTTCTTGGGGTATATACTAAAAGTCTTTTTCCATGCATCGTCAAAATCAAACAAATCACCAGAATCGGTCGACAGCGAATTTTCTTTTATATTTTCTTTCTCTTTATCTTCTTCTTTTTCTTCTTCTTTATCTGAAACAGCGACGTCAGACGATTTATCGGGCGATTTTTGCTCAATTAGGTTCTTCTGCTTCTTTCTCCGGTTCTGCTGATATAGCCTGTCGCGTTCCTTTTTCTTCTCATAAGCGTCAAGTGTTTGGTGCTTATTCCAATTCGGAATCGTTATCACGTTGTCAACAACTTCAATCATTCCAAACTCTTCAAATGTCTTAAGCGCAAGCCTTACCGTGTTCAAATCTCTGCGGAAAATGGTGGCAAGCATTTCATCCGTGAATGGCAATTTGTTGCTCATCATAAACACACCATTGTTATTCTGTTTTCCAGCAAGAATAAGAAGTTTGAACCAAATCGTAATGATGCTATCCGCGCTCGGCATACTCTCAATCAGCAGAATCTTTTCATTGTCAAAGACATCTGTTGTAATCTTAATCCACTTGACTTCTGCCATTTAATCACTCTCCTTTTGCCAAATATTTATCTTCTGTAATTAAGCGATCAATTTCATTCTCTAATTGCGCATACGAAATACTCATTTTCCAATTTACACCATTGCCACCGTTATACTCGATTTCATGTGACTTGGCATCGTGCCTAGCATCGTGGACAACATACGGTTCGTTTGTCATAAACCCAAAACCACCAATCCCATACTCTTCTTTCAAGAATGCGATCCTGTCTTTCTTGTTCTTGTTTGCCAAGAAGTATTCAAAGATACGTTGCTTTCCGCCTTGAGATAAAGAACCTTTCATTGCGTATGCAGAAATGGGATTAAAATTCTCGCTCTGTTCTGTTGGAAATAAGTCAAACAGGCTCATTTGACCTATGCAGGCTTGATTTCCTACGTTCATTCTGTGCCCCCTTTTTGCGTGAATCAGTGTCATAAACTTCTTATATTGTTTTTAGAGAATTATCGTTCCTGTTTCTCCTGTTTCCACTTATTTGCGAACTCATGCATTTCCACACGTTCATCATCTGCAAAGCGATGATATTTTTCGTCTATGTAATTGCAAAAATCATCAACAAAGCTATCTACTATCTGATTTCGTAATGCTGTAGCTTTTGCAAGTTTGCTTTTCTTTTGCCTTTCTCTCTCATGTTTTCTCCTGCAAATTGGACAATAAGGATTAGTTCGACTATTATAGCGACCGCTCATATAATGCGCTCCGCATTCAATACACTCTAATTCGTACTCGTCAAAATACCATGCAACATCATTTTCATATTTTCGAACCAGTTTTGCTCTAATCTCGCCCATTTGTCTCTCCTGCCTTTAATAAATTTATGAATTTTTCATACTGTTTCTCGGAAACCTTATTGCCCTGTTTCTCCGGCTTCAAGCGGATTTCAAGGTGCTTTTCAGCGATATGCGATAATTCCTTGGCAAGACTCTTTTTGCCCTGCTTAATGCCGTCATAATAGCCTTTTGCCGGTTTAAATTCGTTTATCTTTTCTTTTCCTGCGCCTTGACCGCCAGCCGTTTTGTTGTAACGGCATTGATAACCTTTCTTTGTATATTCCAAAATCCAATATTGTTCCATTTCATCAAGCTTCTCTCTCGGATAATGGATAAAATCCAATTTCCACCCATACGGATTTTCTTCACTATAAAATCCTCTTTTTTTAATCGAAAGATCTATGTGCTGAAAACCGGATAAATGTGAAATATTTCTCTCTAGGCAGTCAACGCTCTGACCGATATAAAAGTAAGATATACCGTTTTCATCAGTCCTCGTGTAGAAATAAATTCCGCTCTGATTTTTCATTCCAGGACAAACGCTTAATATACGTTTCTCGTTGTTCTTTTTTATTGCATATAGCTGCTTATAATTTACATTCGGCATTTTCTTCTACCTCTCAATGGCGTTGTTAATATCTCTTCAATAGTCCAACCCATATCCTTTCTGTGTAATAAGCAATGTGCATTTATACCTACTATTTCAGCCCACTCAACAACCCTATGGGTTTGTCCGTTGTGCTCCCAAACAGGCGAACCTGATAAATCTTTACATTTTTTACTGCAATAAACCGCGTCATTGTAATGACCGCCTCTTTTGGCGTTAAATGGTTTATTGCAAATAGGACATATTTTCATATAGTTTTTTGTGTTTGGATGCTCTCTGTAATAAAGAATCCTTCCGCAGTGATTGCTACATGTTTTTTGCCCATTTCTCTGCTTTTTCACAAATTGCTTTCCGCAAACAGGACATTTTAAAAATTTTTCATCTATAGGAATGTTATTTCTTTTGTTTTTAGCTTGTTCTGCATTTGTTACAAACCTGCAATTGCTAGGCTCGTAATTCCCATTAACATCAATTCTGTCAATGGTTAAAATGTTCAATCCCTTATCAGTCTTTTCCTCTTTATACCCGTTTGCGATCGCCCAATCGTGGAAACTTAGAAAATCATTCTTCCATTCATCACACATTACAATCCCTCTTCCACCGTAATTTTTATAGTCTCGAGAAGTTTTGCAATAGCAACGGTATTTAATACTTTTCCACAGAGGGTACAATCTACCACATTTATTTGATAATCCGTGTTTATATCCCATCCAATCACTTCCTCTCCAATGGCTTCATGCTCATTTGAGCCACAAACTTTCCGTAGCTCATCCCGGATTCTCGGGCCAACTCGTTAATTTCTACGATCATTGATTTCTTACTTTTCTTAGATTTCTTGGTGTAATCTCTCTTTTTGCGAGGTCTGCAATCTATGCAAAGCTTCTCTGATTCGTTCGGCGTGCGAAAAGTCCGCCCACACTTCGGACAAACTCTGTCGTACACGGTCTTTCCGGATTTTTCGGCATTCATTGCCTGATGCCAGCGGTGTCTACATTTTGGACTACAATCAAGCTGTGTTGACCGCACGGGTTCAAATTCGATTGAGCAATATCTACATTTTCTTGTCATTTCTCATCTTCCTTTATGGGTGGCGGTGCATGGGGGATGCACCGCCATGGTATAGACGGCTTACAATAAAACTGTGATAACTATTGTTTTTCGCCAAACAAGATGGTTTCTTTTAGGCTTTCGCCAAGGTGTTTCAACCTAATTATTCTTTTTCGAGTTCCGCTTTGATAGTCTCAAGGGCTTTCTCTTCATCTTCAAGACGTACTCGGAGCCTCTCAACAATAGTGCTCTGCCTGCTAATAAGCATTTCAACAGCTTTTTTCTTGTCTTTCTCCGTCAGAATGACCTTATCCCGGCTGTAACCGCTTAACACACCAATTTCGTCCTTGCGGATTCTCTGTCCTTTATATCCAAATTCGGATTCTTCAGTAATGATATACGTTTTTGGCTTTTCCTCTACGTCTGCTTCTCTGCAAGAAAATTTATTGCCCCAAAAACTGTAAATGTATAATTTCATGCTTTCTCCTTTCAGAACGGACAAAGGTTCATATCAACCTCTAGTCCTTTTTCTGCAACATAAACATTTGCTCCATATTTAATTGTTTCTTTCGTTCGTTGTAGGAATAACGCGGGATCTCCGCTTGTGTCCGATAAGTGTATTAAAACGACATTTCGTAAATCTGGGTTGTCGTTCGTCTGAATAAATTTAAGTGCCGTATCAAGGCTCATATGACCTCGTAAACGGTGTTCGTAATTTGGCTCATTTCGTTCTACCAAGTCCATGCTGTAATTGGCTTCAACCATGATATGCTCAACCTTTATGTCGGAAAAGTCATATCTGCAATATTCCAAGTCTGTCAAGAATAACAGTTTGCCCATTTCCTCATGCTCGATTAAATAGCCATAGCACTCAATTTCCGTGTCATGCGGTACATTGAAGGGTGTTACTGTAAAACTGCCGATTTGCCGTGTTCTGCGTGGTGGAATGGCTATTGTACGTTCTCCGGTTATGGTCTCAAGTGCGGTCTGCGTTTCAAATGCCGTATAAACCGGAATACCAGATCTCATGAAATCCTTTATGTAGCGTGCATGGTCTCCGTGCTCGTGGCTTACAATGCATCCGGAAACATTTGCTATTTTCCAATCAATCATTTTCTTAAAATCAAGAAATTTGCATCCGGCTTCTATGGCAAGGATTTCGCCACTGCTGCTGATTAAAGCGTAACTGTTGCCTGCCGATGATGAACCGCAACATCGCATAAGCATTTAAACCACCTCGCTTTCTTAATACAAATACTGGAGAATCGGGTATAAAAACTGACCGAATATCATAAGAATCCACATAACTGGGATGAATACATCACTTTCCCAAACTTCCTCTCGCCGAATTTTCTTGTAAATATGAAATCCAATCACCCAAACAAGCCAAGGAATATATGCTATTAGTCCGAATAATACTTTTCCCATACCCTACTCCAATTCTTCCTCTGCCGGGAACTGAAATACTCCACTCAAACCCATAGTAAGTTTTTCGTCAATTCCATCTGGCGGTGTCTTCACCATCTTTACAAGATTGTGACACATATAGGCATATCTCAATTCTTCCATGGCTTTCTTTGCCTTTTCTTCGGTGGAGTATTTAGCAATAACAATGTCACTGACAAGATCATCTATCCCTGTAAGGTTCTTGTTCAAAAAATAGATTTCTCCCTTAAACCTCTGAATAACTACTTGCTCATACGGAATATCAAGTGCCCCGTCCTGTGATATAACTCTCATAAAAAACCTCCCTAATCTTTCATAAAGTCCGGTACATTCTCATCATTCTCAACGACTTTCTCCGGCTCAACTGCTGCACCGTCGGTCGCTTCGGATTCTGCTACAACAAACGGCTCTGAATTGGCGTTTTCGGCAATTTCTTCCTGTGTCTGCACATAGGTTTCATCAAGCTGATTGAATGACTGCTTTGCCATGCTATTGAAGTCCTTGCGATACTTCTTAATTGCATTGTTGCGCATTTTACGAACAATCATTGATTCCGGTGTGTCAAGCCATGCCGCGCTGATATAAGGCTTTGCAACTTCACATTCCAACATTTCATCAACGGTTGCGCATTTTCTCAAAGCATCGAAAATCTCCTCTTTCTTAGCCTTGATTTTGCTCAACTGCTCTGCTGATGCCTTGTAACGATTCTGACAAATTCCGAAAGTCTCATTCATCAGATTGTTGCGCACATGAGCAAACAGATTAACTTTTACACCATCTCTCTCTGCAATCAGATACTGAAATGTGCCGTCCTTTAATTTCAGAGGATAAACAACACGGACAACTTTCTGTGACCGTCCCATTTCTTCCCATTCCGGTGGCGTCATTTCGATACCCTTATGCTTTGGATAGGAAAACTCGTCGCCGTCTTTAACAAGCCAACAAGGATATACGGTATCTACATTTTCTCCGTAGTTACGAAGTAACGCATCGTTTCCGTCTCCCTCAATTCCCATTTCTACGACCTGCACATAGTCGTCTCCGACTCTCTTTGTTCTAAGCTGAAAATAGCACTCTCTCGGCACTGCATTAGCATTGAGTTTAAGGCTTGCGCACTGACCGACAACCTCTCGCAGATTCGATGTATCAAGTCCGTTTAAATCTTTGATTTTATCGCTATCCTTAACAAGCTGATAAATGCTTGTCATAGCTGACATGGCACACTGCTTTGAATAATCATCATACGGCACACCGCATAACTCGAAATCTTTTGTAACAAGATTCGTGATTGAATTAGTCCATTGGCTGACCGCAGTGTTAACTTTCTGTACCTCTAAACTGTTGTTCTCTGCCATAATTACTTATCCTCCATTTCACTAAAAAAAGTTTTGAGAGCTTCTACCAAGCGTTCCTTTTCGCCTTTTCTTGATATTTCTTTACCATCCTTAGACAACTTCTTATTGCTTGCGTTCTGCAAAACAAGGTTGTATTTCTTATCTCCGAGAACCTTCCTTAATACCCCTAAAAGACTTTCAAATTCAACCATGATAACCGGCTCTCTTCCATTTACTTCTACTGTTCCAAAATCTGATTTAATCATTTCTGTTCCTCACTTTCTTCAAATTCTTTTAACTGCCCTGCTAACTTCTTGCACTCTTCCGCAACGTATTCTTCGGTGCGAATAACATCGCCGTCATAATGACACTGATTTTGAATATCTAAAATTCTTTCAAGTTCATCCCTGCGTTTCGGGAACTGCTTGATTGCATACTCGTAATCCGGTCTATCTCCTGCATGTCCGCAATCAAATCCGAACCACCACAAATCACTCTCGATTGGATAACTTGAATGCTCTCCACCGCCTGCATATGTAATGCCACCGTGGCACTGAAAATATGCTTCAATGCGGATTCTTTCATCTTCATCCAGGCAAGCACCAAGCAAAGGAAAAATCCCGCTTACTTCTCTGTCTCCGACATCAGCTTTCTTGATTTCAAGGTAATCACTGTAATCCTTTCCGTATAATGGATGATTCTTTGGAATGCCGACATAACCGCATCTGTGCCCGATATATCCAAACGTGACAATGCATTTGTATCCCGCATGTTCAAGCTCACGCTCGACAATGTACCGTTTCTCTGGCTCCTCATACTTCTTCACGACCGCCATCTTATCAGCACCGTAGGTTTCCACCCACTTCATATCCACGGTTTCATCCGTGACCGTCAGCTTTGCACCTTTGGCATTTACAACCGTATCACCGGCTTTTACGGAATCCTCGGTGCGGTATGTATAACTTCTGGTGCTGTTAGGAAATTTTGCTTTAATATAATGCATCATTAACCCTCCTTTTTCACATATCCATTTGACAAATTTTCAAGAATACGCAAAAGTCTTTCGTTTGTTTCTGAGACTTTTCCAAGTTTTTCTTCAAGGCAATATTTATTACTCATAAGTTCATCTACCTTTGTTCGCAAATCCGAGTTTTCAGCCTTCAATTTTTCAATATCATCCATTTATCTGTAACCTCTCTTTCCTTTATTCCTCGCGTCTTTCTCGCAATACGGAAGAGAACAATGTCCGGCTCTTCCCCAGAACCCTTTACTTGCACTCTTCCAACGCTTGCATGACATACACCGTGCATCAGGCTGTGTGATGTTGTTCTTTGTACCTACTCTTGACATTCTACACACACTCGACTTTCAACTGTTTGTCCTCGGAAACGCTCAAAAGAATTAACTGTGCATCCATATCCGGCACATTGAACTCATTCAGCGATTCTGCGTTATCAACAAAAATAGGCACGCTCACACCGTATAACTCGCTCAATGAACGAATAATGTCAAGTCCGGCTAAAATCTTGTGACCATTATTCAAATCTGAATATCCGACTCCATTCACGGTACACTCACAACAATCTTTCATACCGCCATTTAATTGCGTTTCGAAGAGTTTGAAATTAACTGTCTTAAAATGGCTATTGATAGATTCAGAAACCTTATTCAGCTTGAAACGAATGAACTCTTCCAAGAGGTAAAGCATCTGTTCCTGATCTGCAACTTTCTGCCCGATTTCTTTCTGTTCGTCTCTAAGCGTTTCGATGCGATCATCAATCATAACGTTGTTAGCCGCCTGTGCGATAATCTTATTTACTTCGTCAAGCTGGCTCTTTAATTTTGCTTTATCTGCTTTTGCGTCCTCAACAACCTTATCTGCGCCCTTGGATTCTAACTCTGCAATATCAGCAAGCAATTCATCCTGTCTATCCTTTAACTTGGCATATTCTGTGTTCTGCGTATAATCAGCGCAAGACGGAAGCTTAGAAATCTGTTCATCAAATCCTTTGATAATGTCAATTTCTTCCGCTTCACGCAGTTTCAATGTGTTGATTTTGTTCTCTAATTCCTTATTGTTCTCGGTCAGCTCCTTAATCATTTCAGCGCACGCATTTCCATAATCAACAATCATGGCAAGCGTTTTCGCGTGTTCTTCATTAAATACTTCGATTGCATCTGCTTTTCTCTGCGAAAAATCGGCTCTTAAAGACTCTATTTTATCTTCCGGCAATCTTTGTCCGCATAACGAACAAACCGTTGTAGATTCGTCAAATACCCACTTTGAATCGTCAAACTTCTTTTCCTTTTCCTCTTTATACTTTTTCGCAAGTTCAGCTTTCTTAAGAGTCTGTTCAGAAATTGTTCTTTTATTGCTATCAACAGAGTTCTGCGCATTTTCGATAGAGAATCGAATATCTTCCAACTTTTCCTCATGTTCGTATTTGTGTTTTTCAATCTCACGTTTCTTGCTTGAAAGCTCGTTATTCATGGTCTGCGCGATAGCTGACATTTCAAACTGACAATTCATTTCTTCGCTGCGCATTTCATCAATCCGCACATCAGATTTCCCCATTAAATCTTCAAGTGCTTCAATCTTTCTCTCTAAATCGGCTTTTAACAACTCCTGCTCTGCCACATCTACATCAACCTTGGATTTCTCGGCTTCGTCAATACGAACCGGAATTTCAGCCTGTTTCTTCTTCCATTCGGATAACGCTTTAGAAAACTTGGCGCGAATATCATCTGTAGACGGTGCTTTTTCCAATTCCGTAATCAGCGGTGCGTATTTTGCATCTGTCTGCGCAAGCTCCACATCTGAAACCTCTGCAACAAGTTTCATAAGAATGTCTCTCTGGTCTTTCCATTTCAAAGAAGAAAAATACTGCGGATTGGTCAGCATCTTAAACATTTCCTCGCTCTGTGCTAAACCGGAAATATAAGCCTTAAATTCAGCTTCACTCTTTGGATAACCGTCAATCTCAAACGAATTGACATTTCCCTGCAAAGTCACGGTATCGGTGCCACGCTTCTTAACCCAATTCTGTTTCTGAACCTTGGAAAGTTCCACTTCCTTGCCATCTACATCAATAACACCAACAACCTTGATTTCCACGTTATCAATGCGCTTTCCGTCCTTATCCAATGGTCTGACATTGAATTTTTCCTCGCCTGCACTGTTCTTGTTAAAAAGCAACCATGTAAACGCATCAAAAATCGTGGTCTTTCCTGCTGCATTCTGTCCTTTAATACTTGTCTTATTAGAGAAATTCACATCAAGACTCTTAATTCCCTTGAAATTCTCCATATGTAACGATTTTAAAATCATTCGCATTTTTTGTCTCACCCTTTCTTTAAATTCTCTTTCCAGTCTATCGAAATGCTTTTCGTTCTCCATATATCCGCTCAAAGTTTCGATTGTCAGCATATCTGTTGTGTCCTGTTTGCATCCGCGCAATCTGATATTATCCTCATGTTCTTTTGTAATGTATCTGTGCAACATGTTGATATGTAACTTGCACTCAATCAGTTCTTCATAATCGTCTTTTGGAACGTGAACATAATTTTTCTTTCCCATGTTACACCCCCACGATTCCTTTTATTGACAACTCATATGTAACTTTTTCCACAACGTGACAATCTTTACACGTTTTCTTATATCTCCTGCTCTGCAATCTGCCGTATGTACTTACCCTATCGCCTAAAGCAAGCGAGTCCGTATATTCTGCACACTTTCCCCATGCGATACAAGTGATCAAATCCTCTTTTCCGTTTTCTCTTATGTTTTTGAGTTTCACATCACAGATTTTGCGACCAAGTGGTGTTTCCCTAAGTTGCTTTTCCTCGATAATTCCATCAAGACTTACTTCGTTCAAAGGTACATCATCTTTGGGTTTGATTGCATCAGCCATAACATATGTAAGAATGGCTTTTCCGGATCCTGTTTTTACGTGCCGGGTAATTATCTTCCCATTGACACATACCGTTCCGCTGATTCCCGTATCGCTGATTTCTTTGTCAAACAGTACCGGAAGAATATCTGCGACACCGCTTTTTCTTTCAACTCCGATGAAAAATTTATAAAATTTCTTACCGTTTGATTTGTGGCTTTCCCTTGGTGCTGATACAACATCACCGATCAATGTTATTTTGTTCTCCATTGCTTCTCCTTTCCATTTCTCTGTCAAGAACCTTTTCAAATTCCTCTTTATCGTCTTGTTTCTTCTTGCCTTTGCCCTGCATCAGTGCAACTAAAGCTTTTCTTTCATAATCGCTACAACGGATGCCACTAATAGTCATGCTTACCATGAGCATTTTTCAATCTGCTTTCTCCTTTCTCGTATTCTTCGGTTTGTTTCCTCTCTTGATAAATCAATGGTTATCTTTATCTCTGCGATCAGTGTTATTACAAAGCATACAAATGCAATCACTGTCGGAATGTTGATAACCGAATCAGATGAATCAAGGAAGCAACAAGTAACCATTCCAATTAAAAAGCTGACATATTTAATAACCTGGTATATCATTCCCATGCTCCTTTCAGAAACTTGTTTACAAAGTAAACCTGTCCTTTTCCGGTAACTTTCGTTGTCTTTGTGATTCTTACTGAACCGTCCGGATTCTGAATGTTGCTTTCCTTAACCTCGAACAATCCCTGCTCCACATATCTCTGTTGTGGCATATTCCTTGATGAACCACTTTTAATAAGGAAGTTATTCTCTCGTAACCACTCAAACAACCGCTTCTGCCCGATCTGCACACCGTTCTGACAAATCAGCTTCGCTAAATCTCCAACAAGGATTGACGTGTGGCTTGCTGATACTGCATCAGCGAAAATCTCTTTAGGTATCATTCCTTGGATTCGCGAGTCCTGCATGGCAATAATGTTGTTCTTTTCGTCAATCTTTCGTTGTGCCACCATAAGAGCCTTGGAAAGCAACTCTTCATCAGATAAGGTTTCCTGTCCTGCTATGTAACCGCCATTCTTACGGATTGACGGAAGGACTTCATGCGTAATCCATCTTTTAAAATCTTTGGCTTCTCTTTTTCTGCTTGCAAGTACCAATGAGTAAAGACCGTATTCGTTTACACAGTTTGTCTCTCCACCAGATAACCCTAAATTAAATTTAGCCTTTTCATCATCGTCAATTCTTTGCATAGCCATTGTTGGGTTTGACAAATCTAACGACCTGCATATGTCACTTGCGACAAACCAAGGCTCATTATCTTTAGTAATTGTCCGAATCTCTCCAAATTCTTCATTATTGAAAATCTGTAATTCGTTCATAGTTCTCCTTTCTGTGGTATAATCCCCTTATCATCAAATAAGGGAGGTGAATTTTTGAACAATGAATATGTATCTGCTTACGCTATCGCTAAAATCTGTGGATGCAATGATTCTTTCAATGATTTCAAAACCAAGTACGACCAATACCGTGAAGAAATCAAAGAATCTCTACCAAAAGAAGAAAATCAATTATCCAGCGTAGAGGTGGCAGAAAACCCATTCCGTAACATAAAACATTTCTAATATGTTTTAATGACCGGAGAAATGGCGGTAAGAACTTTGACGGATAATTCAATGTTTGTATCTTCGATTTTCTTATCGCCATCCAAAATACTTTGGTAATCATCAACAATATCCATTGCTATATGCTGTGCCAATTCATCAAGACCGATGTATCTATCCTTGTCTTTCTTTACGATTACGGCTTTTCCTTCTTCGTCTAAAAGCCGGTATCTTTTTCCTTCCATTCTTTTCAGTTCCTTTCTAATTAAGAAGAGAATCAACAGTTACATTTAAAACCTTTGCAACGGCGTTAAGGTTTTCTGCACTAGGGCAAGATTCGTTCCATTTGCGGATTGTAGCATTGCTAAGTCCTGCTTCTTTCTCGACTCTCATAATGTTTGTACCCTTTTCATTGCAAAGCTGCTTGATTTTGTCGTAAAGCAAATCGCATACCTCCTTTTCTATAGACTTAGAAAATATTCTATTGACATAATGTAGATAATATTCTAAAATAAGTTTGCCAAATGAATTTAAGAACAGTCTCTATTTATATTTCGTAGAACATTTTCTAGTTGATAAAGCCATTATATAGAAGATGTTCTAGTTTGTCAACCCATTTTATAGAAATTGTTCTAGTGAAATGGAGGGAAATTATGACACCGCTAGAAAGAATTAGGTTATTATGCAAAAAATCAGGGATTAGCATGACTGCCCTAGAAGAAAAGCTGGAATTTAGCAACGGCTCTATATCAAAACCGAAGGATATTCCATCATCGAGAATAATAAAAATTGCTGAATATTTTGGAGTGAGTACAGATTGGATATTGACAGGCGAAGAAAACTCCGCATTTTCAGATGAATCGGCTCATCTTATATCTAAAATAAGAAACGATGCAGACTTGGAAAACGCCATAAAAAAGATACTTGCCCTTTCAGATAAGAAGAAAAAGCACGTTTTTGAATTGATTGATTTATTGAGTGAGGAATAGTTATGTATAGAAAAGAATATGGATTTTGTGAATTGGTTAATAAAAATGTTACAATAGAAGTTGAACAAGTTCCATACAATAGCAACGAAGGAACTGTATACGCAAAAGGCAAGATACGTTGCGGTTATAGCGACACAACGTATCATTGCGAAAGAAACGATTGCCCTATATGGCGTGGTCTTGATTCTTAAATTTAATCTCAATCTCGCTCTCTCCGTCATTTCCTTCTAATCTTGTAACAAACGGAGAGTCTATTGACATATTGATGCAATTAAAATCAAGGTGAACAACAGGCATGGATTGCGCTTTCTTTTCAAATCGTATACTGCGCACTCCATGCACAACATGACCGTCAATCAAAACTTCGCAATAAATGCTATCTTCATCAATTGACCTGATTTCAAGTTTTGAATTTTTCATTTCTCAATCTCCTTTACAATGTCAGAAATTATTATGTAGATATAACGCAAAATCTTTGAATCATCGATTTTATCAAGTAATTCAATTATCATCTTTTTAAAGTCCATAACAAAACCCCCAATCCTTATACCCCATTATAGAACGTATGTTCTGCATAGTCAATCCCCAATTATGGGCGGAGCCATGCCAAACCCCACCCATGCCAGAACTTGAAGTGTCCTTTCGGACAAGTCCATAGTATCACTGTAATATGCATGATTTCAACATTTTTCGGTCGCAAGTTTCGACAGAAAACATCATTGCAGAGAAGCGGAAAGCTGTTTCTCAATCTCTTCTTGCACTTTTGCGCGCCAACGCATAGGCACTTCATCAATCGTCATTTTCTTGTCGATAAGAATACGTCTTACATAGAATTTAACCATATCCTACACCTCACTTCCTGCGGTAATGCTTGCCAGTTCTTGGATTGCTTCTGCGTTTGCTTCATGTCCGGCTTTCAGTTCATCGATTGCCTTTTCCATTTCCGTCTTTGTCCGCAGCCTGATAGTAACCGTGTAGGTTCCATCTTCCTTACCTGCCTCGCCCATGTTCGGAACATATGTAAACCCATCGGATTTCAGATCGGTATATTTTCCGGATGCTTCATCGTTGTGTGTAAATATCACTTCCTGCAGATTGTCCGCCGTAAATGCATCCGTGATCGTCTTTACGGCATCGAAACTCTCTGCCTTGATCTGGATGTTGCCAAGGCTTGCACCGTCAGCAATCTCAAATTCTGTTTTGTTTGCTAAAATGATTTTATCCATAATTTTTTCCTTTCTATGATAAAAATGGTTTATAAGTTACGTTCGAATATTTGTTCGATATTTTTTCTTAAACGGCAGTTTAAATAAAAAAATTGATAAAATAAGATATGATAATTCAAATAAAGGTGTGGAAATCTCATATCTTGGGGCTGCGTTTATCGTCTTGTATCAAGGTGGTTCATTAGGGGCAGCAATATATTTTGTTAATTCTACATCATATGTTTTTAGTTACACTAAAATTAGCGATACTTTAGCCAACTGGAAAGTTACCTTTTCATCTGTCGACAAAACAACTGGAACTTTTAATATTGCATGGAATACAGCCAGTTATGTCACTTACCTAATTCCACTTATATAGGCAAAAGATGAGTGGTATATTTCATTTAGTATACTGTAAAACATCATATAGCCCATTGGTAATAGTAACAATGTGACTAGTGGATGGCTTACGATTATCAAAGATTCATGATTTTATATATTATTTGCCAGGTCAACACTACACACAACTACTTCTCCATCAGTCGTTTCTGGAACAATTTTAACATCGCTATAAGCTTTTGCAGATGTAATATATGCGGTGAATGGGATATTCAATAGCGTCTGTGTTCCATTATCATACCCACGACTGAATATGTCAAAATATAAAATGCTAGATTTTCTAACAACTCTAACTTTTGTTAAATTTAAAGTTCCAATACCCGAACTAGAAATTTTGGCTTTGTCAGAATGTACAAGAACTATTTTTACTTTGTGAAAACATCCGACTTGAATGTTCCACGTTTGTCTTAGCATGATCTCTATAAACGTCGATGCCGCACCTTCTGCCGCAACGTCGCCCATAAAAACAGCTTCTGCAATTCTATACCAACCAGCGCCAAGTTTTCCGATGGAAAACTTAGTGTATAGTTTAATTTTAGCAGATGGATTCAATGCATTTATATCATTCTCTAAACTGCCGTTTATTTCAGTAATTTTATCATCAAGTGCCTTTCCCTGCCGTGCATCCAGCCCAAATCCGGCTTCTGTGGTTGTAAGGTTGTTGATTAAGTTCGCCGCTGGAAATGCACCGTTAATTTTATCTTTTAATGTGTCAGCCAGCTTTATGACGTTTTTCGCTTCATCTAATGTAATTGTGGTGCCATCCAAGTTAATACTAAGCGTTCCACTTTCATCTACGCTCATGCTTTTTCCGTCCGGCTTTACAACTCCGGCATCCTCTGTTGTTGCAATCGCACTAGCACCGCCCACGATAGACTTAGACCAATATTCTGCATTGCTCGTTGCTGTTCCTGCCGGAGCTTCCTTTTTTGCAAAATAAAGCGTATTGTTATAAGTTACTGCATCCAATCTCTTATATGTAACATCTGCGCTCCAATCGCCCTTTGGCACAATCGCCACTCTTCCTGCTATAGCCATTTAAGCCACCTCCCAATTTAAATTTCCGTCATTATCAACGACAAAGTTATATGCCGCATTGTCCGTGTAAATCAACTCCCCATCCTCATTCACATCAAATTCTGTCATTGTGAGTTTCTTGTTAATCTCGTTTTCAATTTCCTGCGCTCGGTCTGCGCTGTCCTTGGCATCTGTGGCGGATTTTTCCGCGTTGGTTTCGGATGTTTTTGCATTAGTTGCAGAATTTACAGCCTTGGAAGATTCCACTTTAATATCTGCAAGATAATCCGGACGCAGATGCCTTTCTTGGATACTTCCCTCTTTCACTATCGCCTTGACTTTTCCGTCAGATGTAAGTTCAAAAGCGATCGTATCGGAATCAAGAAATTCATATTCTGTAATCAGCGCAGACAAATCAACTTTCTGAGTGGTGCCATCATCAAGTGTAATAATCAGCTGTTGCGTCTGCGGATTGTACTTGAAGTTGACCGCCAACTTTTCAAGTTTGGTATCAATGACCGCCTTGGAACCGTTCATCTTAACGACCGTCAGCGTTCCGTTGGATTCATCCCAAAGGATTTCCTTTACAAGTTCGTTAGCTTTGGTCAAGTCAACTTTTGTGGTATCGAGTGCGCACACACGATCGTCGATTGCATCAATGCCACCCTCTATGTTGTTCAGCCTATCTCGATTGATTGCGGTTTTTTCACTTGGGAAATTCTCCCAATGCTCACGGCTATAGATTTTCTGATATGCCATCAAATCACTTCCTTTCTAACGCGGATAGTCTGCGTTCAAAATCGTTGCATCTGTTCTGCAATTTCTGTATCATGGCAGTATTTAAAGCAATAAATTCTTGGTAGCACAGCGTATACATATCATTTGCGCCACCATTCTGCTCTAAGAATTTTTCCCATTCCTCATTAGATTCAAAATCTTTTTCGGATAATACCGCATGTTCCAATCCGTAAAACTCATTTTCAGATATGCCACAATCCGTCATTGCCTGTTCGACATCCTGTGCAACAAATCCAATGTGCATTTTATCGTCATTTTCTATGAGCCGATATTTCATCGGTTGTAGCAACTCGAAAAATCTCTCAAACCGATCATCCTCTAACAGTTTCCGGAAATCTTTTTTCTTTCTACGGTCAGACGTTGTTTTCCAACCACCGGAAGAATACCCTCCGGCAAATGGGTTGGGGTTAGTTCCACAGTACACAGAACTAGAGCTTGGAATTAAATTTCCGTTGCCGGAAATATGTACATAATCACTTATTCCAATGCCTTGTAAATAATATGCGATTGATGCATTTACGCACTCCCTCGCCCTCTCTGCGCTTCCTGCGGTTGTTGCATAATCTGCCGTACTCGCATGATCCCCTATGGCATCCCCATTTGCGTCAGTAACAGATGACAAGTCCAACATAACATTCTGCAATAGCGCATTATTTCTTCCGTCATGCCCTAATATCTCTACCCCAGTTGCATCGCCGCTGTCAAAAAGCAGAGAATCTACTATATGCGCTCGCCCAAGAGCGTCCAGCTCGAAATTGTTACACTCTACAATCAATCTGTTTCCTCGCAACACGATTTGGTCTGCGCTTGCGTTAATCATAGAAACAACTTGGTCGTTCTCATCTCTACCTAACTTCAATTCCAATGACGCGTCTAATTGCCCCTCCGCCTTTTGCGCACGATTGACTTCTGCCGTAATTGCGTCTGCGGTCTGCTTAAACTTAGAGCTTGTCTGTTTCTCTAAATCCTCATACGTGGATTGAAGATGGTCTGCGTTTCTCTCTAACTTTCCGGTACGTCTTTCCACGCTTTCAATCGTGTCTCTGATAGAATTGACCTTTACAGAGTGCGTCTGTGTACCCTGTGCCGAGATTGAATCTCTCTTGCTTTGTACTCCGGTTAGGGTGCGTTGCAATAGATACGTTTCAACAATCTCTCTCGTGGTATTGAATCGGATTGGTTCCCCAAGTGTCAGACATGGATTTCCGACACAGGTGCAACTTTTAATCGGTGTGTATGCCGCCTGTTTCATAATCGGCAATAGGTTATTTGCAATCTGTTCCAGCTCCGCTCCTTTCTTGTCTGATACAAGAAAGTTTCCTGTAATCGAATAGTTGTTTCCGGAAGTTCCAACAATAGCACCGGCATTATCTTCGCTTGTCTTGATTTCAAGCTGTGTGATTGCCTTGCTTTGGAAGTCCTCATAATCAAAAGTTATGTAGTGTCCGGTCATAGACTCTGTGTTTGCGTCAGACGGAAATAAATTGTCAGACGGAAATAAATCTTCTGCCGGATAAAGCGCGCTTGTGATTGCTTTCAGAAAGATATACTCAAACTTGCCCTCTCGGTTGATATTTCCAAAGCATCCGTTAATCTCACAGATTGCCGTTACAACGGTTTTTCCACTGATAGCAGACTCTTCTGTGACCGCGCTTGAATCGTCCGTCTGTGTGGCTACAATCGTCTTATTGACCGTCATGGAATCATTGACAAGGCTTGTTTCAACTTGCGCAATTCCAAGATGCGCAAAGAAGCTATCCCGGAACTTCTTTAATGTCATTGGAAAGCTAAGTCCTGCATACCAAGACTTTACGTCTGTATTGATAATGTCATACATTGCGTCATATGCCGTAATCTGACGTTTTGTACGGTCAGCCGTAGGAACATCGGATGCCACCTTAAAAACTCCGTATGGCATCGGATTTTTGCTATCTCCATCAATCGTTTCTTCGATAGAGATTGTCTTTCCGATAATGTTTCCTGCGGTGTTTCGCGCCGTGAATTTTACGCAATTCGCTTCGCACGCTCCAAATTTTAGTTCAGATTCCGAACAAAGACTTTCTTCAAGCGCAAACGTACCGATTTCAAGCATCGAATTGTCTATTTTCTGATTCGTTCCAACAACAGATATGACCATCTGCTTATCTGTCGAGGAATCCCAATACTTTTCTTTCAAACTGCTATTTATCATATACACCACCTACAAACGAAAATTTGATTGGGTCATATTTTATCTTCCCATGTGCCACAGAATAGAACGTAGGCTGAATATCAGCGATATATCCGTACTGTGTCACATATCCGCGTTTTTCCGGCACGTATGCCGTGATATAGCCGCCACGCTCCTTTGCCTTGGTATAGTTCTTTTCTATGTTCTTCCAAAAATCATCAAACTGCTTTTCGGTCAGCATGGCTTTGGTTTCAAACTCGACCTTTAAAGCTTTCAGTTCCACGGCATCACGATGCTCATATCCGTTTTCATCCGTCCAAGGGTCTTTGTCCTGCATATTTACATAGGAACTAAACGTATCCTGCTTTATTAAACTGTTCGGTATGGTATAATCCCCAAACTTTACTAAATATCCGCCATATCCCATCGTTTACCTCCTAAAAATGGGTATAAAAATAGCACCTACCGTTTGGTAGATGCCAATAAAATAAGCCGTGTTTCCACGGCTTAAGTGTCATTCATTTTTTAATCTTTACTGCAACCAAGTATATGTATAAGCAGAATTTACATATATTTTATAACTACTCGGGTAAATAGTGTCATAATTTGAATCGAACGGAAAATCAAACGAGAAATAATCGGTGTCTTCTTTGTTTTTGCATTCTGCATAATTATAATCATATCCTATTGCATTTCCAAACGCATCATACATTACACACGAAACTATAACAAAAGAAAAATCTTTTCCGGATTTGTTGATTGCGTCAACAGTAACATTATCAGCCCCAATATTTGATTTAATCTCTATCCCTTTAGCATCGCACACTGTGTTTGTTGCTTCATCAACGCTTATGGACATTTTATAGTCATCATATGCAACATCATTATAATCTGAATCTGTAGGGGCGCTGAAATACAAAGCACATTCTCTTCCAGATTCAAACGCACAATTGCTGTCGCTCTTGCTATCCAGCATTTTACCGTTTTTGTAGTATACAAGTTTTGCGTCCAAATTAACAGTCATTTTGTTATTATTCTTTAATATAACAACAACGCCGCATCCTGTGTCTTGGTATTCTATGGAAATATTTTTCTTTGCTTGGCTTGCATTAAAAGAAGAAACAACGGTAACTTTACATGAAAGACTTTTCTTTCCTATTTTCGCCTTTACATATGCCGTTCCTTCTCCAACCGCTAAAACTTTGCCTTTCTTAGTTACGGAAACAACATACTTATTTCCACTACTCCACTTGACCTTTTTCTTTGTCCCGCTAACCTTTAGATTTGCCGTTTCTCCAACCTTCAGATTAATAGTCTTTCTGCTTAATTTGATAGTTGCCGCCTGCGCAACAATCTGTTTCCCATCTGCATTTTGGATTGGCATAGACGAAACCAAAACGGCAAATGCCAACCCAATCGCTACTAATAATTTTTTTGTGTTTCTCATAATGACTCCTTTCTTGTGATATGATTTATTTAGAATTATATCACGTTCAATTATAGAAGTCACTAAAAAACATATACATTGTCTCCGGTTCGATTGTAATGTTCTCTACCATAATCCCTTGCAGCTTTTCCTATGTCGTTTGTAGTAATTCCGAAATTTTTCTGTAAAATAGCTTGTAATAACTGATTTTGTTGTCGCAGTAAGGAAACCTCTTGCGCAGATGTTGAATTGATAGCATCTTTGATTCCGGTAATCTCCTGTCCTCCGGCAACGGCTGGTTTTCCTCCTACCGTTCCCATAATCTCCGGTATGCCGTTTTCTCCAACTTTTGCGATACTGTATTTGTCCATGAATCCGCCTGTTGCATATGCCTTTACTCTAGGAAGTTTCACTTCCTTAACAAGATCAACGCCGCTCCAATCAACTCCTGCTACTTTAGCGGCAGCCGACACAACGTTATTAAATCCGCCTAGCACTTTATTTACTCCGCGTATCAGTGAGTTTATTGCGCTTTCAATTCTTGCAATTACACTGTTCATCGCACCGGAAACACCACTTTTTACGCTCTTCCAAAGATCACCAAAAATTTCTTTAATTTTCTTCTTCATTGTTGAAAAGGCGTTCCTTATTGGAGTTGTTACGTTTGTTGAAAACCAATTAGAAACCGTGCTCCACGCATTTGTAATCAAGGTCTTTGCTTCCTTTATCGGCTTGGATATTTGCGTCTTCAAATTTGTGAATAATGTTTTTATAGGTGTCGCGACATTATTTGTAAACCAAGCCTTTGCCCCAACCCATTTATCGTGAATCCAAGTCCATGCGGTCTTTAACGCACCGCTAGCTTTATCTCTTAGCCACTCAAACTTTTCCTTAATTGGCGTAGTAACATTTTTGCTAAACCAGCCAGAAGCTACTTTCCAAACAGCTTGAACAATAATCCATAGTCCTTGGAAAATTTGATGGACTCTTGTGTAAAATCCTTTGAAAAATCCAACTATCGGTTCTATTACGGTTTCATTAAACCACCCCGACACTCCTTTCCACACGTTGGATATGCCTTCCCACAAATTACTGAAAAATCCGGATACTTTCGAATACATTCCTTTAAAGAATCCGACCACAGGGGTAATTACGTTTGTATTAAACCACTCTCCAACCTTTGAAAATATTCCTTTGATTTCTTCCCAATGTTCCTTGACCAAAACAGTTATTGTAGCAACAGACGCAACGATTGCCCCTACAAGAGCAGCTATCGCAATTCCAATGCCCTCTATTGGTGCTAAAATTATTACACCGATTGTTGTTATTGCAACTCCAACAACCATCAACGCTTCGTTTAACCAGCTAAATCCATTTTTAAGCATTTGCACAAAATTATATATTGCCGTAAACGCTCCTGTTACAACGGAAACTATTCCTCCGATAGCTGATGCAACTGACGATATAGTAGAAGCAGAACCACCAAATACACTCGCAAGAGCTTCACTAAAATTCATTCCGCTAAATAGTCCTTCAATAACAAGTCCTATTTTGGTAACAAATCCGGAGATTCCGCGCTTAATTGCGCCAAAAAGTGCCGCTCCTATTGAAGTTCCTTTTTCTGCTCCAAGTGCAGAAACGATTGCACTGACTATTCCGCCCTTAATTAACAATCCGAGCTTGCTTAAAATACCTGCACCAAATATAACTTTTCCGATTTTCTTGATTGTTACTGCACCGATGATAATTGCAACCGTCTTTGCGTCTAAGTTGCTTAAAAACTCCTTTGCTCCGTTCCAAACATCCTTCCAGGAAATTTTACTTAATGCCGTAGTGACCGCATCAAATGCCCCTTGTGCCCATGCATTAAGCGTTTGAGCCAATAATGCAAAGTCAAAGTTTTGGAAAAACTTGTTGATTCCGTCTGCGATTGAATTTCCAAATTGTTTCCAATTAAACGTTGTGCCAAACGAATCTAAAGCATGAAGCACCGTGTTTAATGAATTTGCAATCAGTTTTCCGGTTTCTCCGAAAAGCGTTGTGCCTTTCTGACCCTCAAATAGTCCATTAAGGAATTTTGCAAGCCCACTACCAAAGCCGGATGCTTTGGCATATACTTCATCCCACTCGATACCTCGCATCGCATTGATAAGAGCACCGGAAATTGCTTTTCCAAGTCCTTCAAGGTCTTTTATGTCGCTTTTGAATTTCTTAAAGATGGTGTCAGTCTGAACTAGTTTTCCGGTATCTCCACCACCGGAACCACCAGAACCGGAACCGCCACCGCTTCCACCACTTCCAGAACCGGAAGTGTTATCTTTACTCTGCTTTGAAATAACCTTTAATTCATCAAATGCACGAGTTGCCTGTTGAATTTCCTTTTTTGCTTTCTTGGCATTCTTTGCGACATTGCCTGTGTTTTTCCCCGCGCTTCCTGCGGCATCACTTAAATCGTCCATGCCATCAGATGCGCTTCCAATATCGTCGGCAAGACCGCTGATTCCTGCCCCTTTGCTTGCTTCATACTTCCATCCGAAGATTGAACCTAAAGCATTTGTTACCATTTCTGCGAAGGAAATAACCTTCTGCAGAACTGCATTAAGTGCCTTGATAAATGGCTTAAACGCATTGATTAAACCACCACCAACGACCGCTCCAAGTGCTTTGAAGTTCTCTTTAAGCATGGTTATTTGGTTATGCCATGTATCTGCTGTACGTGCGAAATCTCCGGTTATATTGGTTGTATGTGCAAGTACATACTGATAACGCAACATAGCTTTTTGAGCCTGCGTCATTGATGAAATGTTCGCATCAAGCCCCTGCTTTAACGCCCATTCCTTTAATGTTGCCTGTGTCAAGTCGATACCATAACGTCGCATAGGTGCCGTAGTACCGGAAAATACAGATTGCAGACTCTTGGCAATATCTTCTTGACTCACATCATAGAAAGAAGCCATATCTCCGGCTAATTCTGTTAACCGGATAGACATTTTTGCCATCTGCCCTTGTGGAATATCAAGGGCAGTTCCCATTGCTTGGAAACGGCTTGCAAACTGTTTCGCAGACAATTCAGACATACCAAATTTTTCAATGGATGTTTTTGCGAAATTGTTAATTAGGCTTTCATACTGCCCGAATGTCTGTCTTACAACGTTCTCAACCTCTGTCAGTGAGGATGATATGTCGATTGCATCTCTAAGTAGCCTAAATGCTCGGAATAAAGTCCAATACGTTGCATACACTTTTCCGATTGCAGACGCAAGGGAAAATGACTTCTTTGTTACCATGGATGCACTTGAACTAAATCCACTAAATGAGCTTGTTATGCTTCTTGCCGCACTTCCTGCCGCTCCACCTGTTCTTGCTAACCTTGCAAGTGCGTTTGTCATGTCAATAATATTCTGGCTTACTCTAGGGGCTTTCGACAGTTCGGACATAAGCTGTCGCATAGCAACTGCAAGTTTCGGAATATTTTCAATCGCCTTGGTGGAACTCTGGTAGCCAAGCTGTTTGATTGCAGATGCAAGTTCGGTCAGACCCTTAACAGATGCTGACATTCCAGAAATCCCTTTTAATGCATTGGAAATCTGACGCATAGAACCAGCCGCAGCATTAATCTGTCTGCTGTTGATAGAGCCTAATTTGCTTATATTTCTTGCAACCGCAGAAAAAGTCCGTGTATCAATTCCACGCATTGCCGTCATTGCCCCTGCAAGTCGGTTTACTCCTGTGGAAAGGCTATTCAGATTTCCGGTGTTAAGCCCTGAAAGTGCGGAAGATAATCTTCCAAGCCTTGTCACAAGCGCATCTATCTGACCGCTTGCCTGTCTTGCCTGCGCTTGGATTTTTATTTCTAAGGTTTCTAATTCCAACAGTTACACCTCCTTTATTTAGTTTTAGAAAAAGGCGGTAGGATTTGACCCCTACCGCCCTTGAATTACTTTTTCAGTTTTCCCTTTTTCAGAAGAGACAGCATTTTTGAATTTTCCTCTGATGTAAACTTAAAATTGGAAAATCCGTTCTTTTTTGCGATTTCCGCGCGATGTTCTTTCGATACATCATCTTCCCCAACCGCTTTTAATGCTTCTGCGATTGAACCGGAATTTCCGGTATATTTCGGATAATACTTTCCTTTGCTTTTCTTTGCACCACCTACAACAATCACTGTATGTCCTTTTGTGCGTGTCACAAGAATATCTCCGTTGTAAAGTGTGTCTCCCTGTTTATAAGAGCCTACGTCTTTAAATAAGCCGGATTTCAGAATCACTGAACGTTCATTTGATGTATTGAAATCCCCCACATCCTTGCCAGATGCATAGATAATACAAGCGCGTACAAGAGAAGAACAATCGCATTCCGTCTTAACCTTTGTGTTAATTCCATGCTTAATGACTCCGTAGCGTTCCGATTGATCGTAGCCGATATTGTTATTGTCACACGCAATCTTCATAGCTTCAGCTAACTTCTCCGCAACCTTGTTATCTTTTGCTCTTAACACATTCCATCCCTTAGAATGGTTGTAAAACTTCTGTGTAGACACTTCCTGTCCGGTCTGATCTCCGGCCTTTCCACCAGAATAGCAGTTCCCGTGTTCATCGTGCCTAGCACTTCCGATAATTACTGCCATAGCAATACCTCTTTTCTTAAACTATCTTTGGCTTTGGTAAATGTGATTTCCTTGATTCAGCCGCCCATGCTTCTTCTGCCTTAAGCATTTCTCGTATCTCCGCATCGGGATCGTCCGTATTATGCTTTTCGATGGAATCATAGCAAGTTTCTTTCACGTACTTACTATTACCCTTACCGAATGTAGCATCTATTGCTGTCACAAGTGCTGATGTTGCATATCTGCCAAACCACATATACATTTCCATGTCGCGTTGCTTCCATTCTGCCTTATATGCATCCACATAAGGCTTAAGCAACTCTGGATTCATCATATCTATATCATCAACGGAAAATCCGTAGCCTTTCGTTACCACAAGGTAAAACGGACGGATTTCCGCAACGTAATATTCCCATGTTAATTCTTGGCTTTCGCTTTGGATGGGGTCTTTTTCTTCTCCTTCTCCTGCTCCTGCGCTCTCTCCAACGACTCCATCATCTGCGCTAAAAAACCGTTTGTCATCATTTCCTTCTGCATATCAGCAAATAAATCCATGCAGTTAATCTCGTTTGTGTCAATCGCGTCATAGAGAATGTTAGACACCTTCTCAAGCTGCTCATCGTAGCCTTCGTTTGTTTTGTAATCATATCCAAATTCTTCATTGTGATGCATCTGCAATCCCACAAGAAGTGTCTTAGGAAGCGTTTCAAGAAGAATATCTTCCATAGAAGAAATATCTTCCATGTCCTGTGTCTTCATAATATCCTGTAAGATATGTGATTTTAATGATGGTCTCGTTGCAAACTGAATTGTATATTCTTTTCCACCTAATTTAACTTTCATGTTTTACCTTGCCTTTCTGCCCTATATTGGCAAGGGGCAGTGTTGCCACCGCCCCATTGTTGCTTATCTTATTGCTTCAAGTTCTGCTATCGACCGTTCATCCTCGCCTACCGGTGCGGTCGATTGCTCGTCCGACAGGCTTTTTACCCCACCACTGTTACAGTGAATGTTCCATCGTTGTTATCAACGACCTTAAGTTTGTCTGTACACTTTTCAGCAGTGGTTGCCGGGATAATCGTTGCGGTCATTTCAAGAATTTCATCGTTGCCGCCTACATCGTTAGGCGTTGCGGTAACTGTTCCTGTTTGCGCATACTTGGCTACGCCACCAACTCCATCAGTGCCATAAAGCTGAATAATGTCAACTTTTTTGCCTGAAAGCTCATCAATCTTGTCAAGATGCGCTTTTTCAAGGTTTCCCGTGATCTCTCGTGCGTCCGCAGTTTTAATACCTTCTTCAAATGTCTGCTGACCATCTTCCATAGTCGTTGATTCAACTGTGTTTGGTGGCTGAACCGGAGAAGGCATCGACTTAGCGGCCATCAAGAGGTTGTAAGTTCCCGCAAAATCTGTCTGTTCATTTGTGTGCTCTTTAATAATCGCACGCGTTTTATAACTTGTTGATGCCATATTTTCTACTTCCTTTCTGCTTATAGCTGATCTAAATGCTCAACGTTTCCAATTACGCGAGTTGCACGGAATGTAACCGTTCGCACTTGCTTGGAAATTGTTGAGACTGTATCTGATACCTCAAACATTTGTTGTTTAAAAAAAGACACCGCATATAACGCGATGTCCTTAATATCTTCTCTTTTCCCTTTATTCGTTATTGTAATTTGAAATTTTGGGCGAATTGCATTGATTGTCTTTGCTTCATTAGTCCGTCCGGCTTCTGTTCCACCGATTTGTCTGATTAAAAGCGTCGGGAATGTTGCGGTGCCGCCCGATTCTTCATCTTGCGTCACTTTAATTCCTCTTACCTTGCTTTCCATGTACGATTTCAAAAGGGAACATAAGGTATCTTCAAAATCAAGTGCCCAACTATTTAACTCATTTTCCACCGAATACCTCCCTTGCAATCTTTACATACTGTTGAATAATCTGTTGTTCCGCATTATACATAGGCATTGTGGCTTTGATACCGTGGGTATAACGCCATGTTTCGGTCTTATCATCCCAATAGTACCAACCATCTTCAAAAGCGTGTATTTGCCCAGGATACGTGCCGACACCGAATCCAAGTTCCGGTGCTTTGGGGTTCTCTGCGGAATTATAAAAAATACCGGCTCCAAACTCTACCGCCAACAAAGTATAGAATGGTTCTCTATCTTCTGCCGTTACCGTTTTTCCGGTCGCAATGAGAATCGCGTTCGAGGTCATTAACTGCGGTGCTTTATCTACCCTTACCGTTATCGTGTTTCCTAATGGTGATTCCGATATGTGTTGTATTGCCACCGTCTGACCTATCTGTGCAAGCCTAGAAACAAGTAAATCGCATTTAGCCTGTAAACTATTGCGGTACTTTTCTAACTCCTTTATGGCGTCTTGTATGGATTTAGAGGATAATGTCATTGAAATAGTTTTCTTTGCCACGCAATCACCTACTTAATATTTTTCCGAAGCAAAAACAAATCCGTGGTCAGTCCTTCATCCGCAACGCCTTTTACGATGTAGTCTGCGGTTTCTGAATCCACAAGTCCATCATCAGTGCGTTTGACTTCCGAACGTTTCCACACCACATCGCCGGCTTTCAGTGGCAAATATCCTTTATCCGTGACAAGCTGACAGTATGATGTGCTATCATCAATTCCAAATTCTTTCACAAGGGCTTCTGACAACTTATTGCTGATATTGGCTTTGAATGTCGTAGGTTCTGAAAACCCTTCAACTTCCTCGCCTTTTGGAATCTTGTTGCCTTCGGAATCTAAATAAGGTACAAAGTTCCCATCGGAATCCTTGTACCCTTCATAGACAATATCTCCATTTTCGTCAGTTTGTGGGATGAATACCCTCTGACCGGATTGCGAATATTTCATTTCCTGCTTGTTAATGTCAAGCATTGGTGTTTTCCTCCGGGATTCCGGCAACACTTGTCAGAAGCGATAACACCCCGGCAAGGACTGATGCAGAAAGAACATATTTCCAATCCACAGCACCCATAAATGCCGCCGTTCCAATTCCTGCAATAGCCGCCTGTGCAACAGTCTTGATTGCTCGGATTCCGGCTTTCTTAGTCCAATCCTTCCAATTCCTCATGGCTTTTATCTCCTTTCCCTATATGAATCTCTTCAATCTCATGTTTCATTTTCGTGACCATTCCGTTTCCACCTAACGCATGATACGCATCATACATCTCACAGAAGTTCTGATAGGCATATGACGGTATTTCTCCTATTCTGGTGTACTTTGCATGGTATTCAATAAGTTGGACGCGCAAAAGAAGCATTGTTCCTTTACTGTTCGCATCCCTGCTTTTCTTTTGCTGTTTAAGAAGCCAAACTATATATCCAAGCACTATCGGAAGTGCCACAAGATAAGTTTGAATCAAGATACTTTTCATTTGAATCTCCTTTTGGCACACTGCCCACCACCGCTTAATGTGCGCCGCCTGCAACCATAATGGTCACGCTCAATCTTCTTTAATCACATTGCTTTTACAAACGGAAACACTCCAACAAAAAGGCTTTCACGGTCTTTCCATGTACGGCTCACACCGTTTTCGGAGAAACTTGCCATGTATGCTTCTCCTGCCTGCGACCGGTCGTACACTGCCAAATTGACCATAATGTTTTCATAGTTCTTAACATCACTGTCAATCTGGTCTTGCGTGTATGTGTCCGGATAGTTCCGTCTGCTGATAATCTCTTTCCTTGCCTGCTCTAAAAGCTGTTCAATCAAAGGGTTACATTCTTTTTCATCAAACACAACTTTATCGGACTTTTCTCCGGTCGTTTCGTCCTCTACCTCTTCTATATGAAATTGTTTTAAACGAATTTTTACTTGTTCGACAAGCGTGTATGACATAAGCGATCTCCTACAATTTAAACTTTGCAATCATAATTTCTTTCAGTTCCGCACCGCTTGTCGCTTGTGCGTTTTCAATCCCCTGCTCCGTGGCAAGTTTTTGCAAGTCTGCGGTACTCATTCTGTTGATTTCGGTCTTTGTATACCCAACGGAAGATACCGGAGAATTACTCTCCGGCATTTTTTCTCCTGCCTTGTACCATTTTCCACCACATTTAATTGTGTGTGTTGCTACCACGCTGGATCACCTCCTACATAACTTTCATTACAACAACGCTGTCCATTCCCTCAAATGTTGGAAGTCCGATCATGGATACTACGCAGTGAGTATTGATTGGATGGTTTGTAGCATATGTGTAAACAGAAATACCGGTTTCTACGATAGAAAGGTTTCCGTCTGTAAGACTTCCGCTTCTTTCTTCCGGTGTCTTTCCAAATACATAGTCACCAAGATAAACTCCGGCACACTGACAAGATACAATTCCTGTTGGAATAAAGTATTTTGTCTGACCGTCAGCCGGATCAACGTATAACTTATCGTATACCTCGATCTCAATTCCGTAGCCGCGCAGATATTCAGTTACCTGCGACTGCTGTAAACGAATACCGCCTGTGTATGCAGTAATACCGAGAACCTGTTTCTTTGTATCCTCTGCCTTTAATACCATTTCCCATGTCTCTGTGTTCATACTGAATCTTGTAAGAGAATATCCGGTTTTCTTAGCAAAGTTACGTCTTGTCTCGATAAGATCATCAAGCGGTGTTGCCGTTGCCGGAACGTTCCACTTATCGGCTTCACCTGAAATCTCAACAAAGTGATCTTTCTTGTGTGCTTCGCCAGCATCTGAGGTGTACTCGACTGTGTACTTCTTCTTTCCGATATTTACATCAATCTTCGGTACACCGTCAGCCGGTGCAAGCAAGCTCCAAATCTGTCTCTCTGGTACGACTCTCGCGCCCTCGATCAGCATCATAGGCTTTTTGCTGATCTCACGAAGTACATCATTTGCAAGAGAAGTGTTCTCTGCATTTCTGTAATTGTCGTATTCCTGCTCCTCTCTCTCTGTTACCATGTAGGACTCACGATAGAAAGGCATCTCGTTTTGGATATCAGAGAAACCGCCAACATCTCTCAACTCTGCCTGTGCATCAAAGTTAGATGCTTTCAGTGAAACCGGAAGACCGCTCTTTCCCTTAATAAATCTAAGGTCAAGGCTCTCCTGCTTTCTTGTACCAAATTTCTGTCTGCCGAGATAAGGTTGAGAACCTAAAGTCTTTTCATAGTTATTCCACATTACACCGAGACTTCTTGCGGTAAATGCTTCTGCTAATGGTAATGCCATAATTTACACCTCTTTCTTTAATCAAAAAAAGTAACTCTTGGGGTTTTGGCTTTTGCCGTTTCCTCAACAGTTACTCCGTTCTTTGTAAGTTTCGCATTGTCGATATCGCCCGCGTAAACGTAAGTTCCCGGTGCATCCCCCATCGTTACGTCAACATCATTAAGCAGATATCCGACACAGCTTTCATCGTTGGATGGAAATGGTGTTCCACCTTTTACGATCTTTCTTCCGTTTGCGTCTGCGCTTGTTACCATTGTCTGCGGAACAATACAAGCGGCTCCCAAATAAGGGAAATGTTTTAAAATACCAAGTTCTTGAGTAAAATCTCTTTCAATAGGCTTACCCATGATTTTTACCTCCTAAATTACATAATGATTTTTTTCTTCTGCAGTAGCCGAATTGCTTCCAAAAGTAATCTTTTCAGCATTCTCGACATCCGCTGTCTTTTCGTTGTCTTTATTACCGCCAGCCGTGCCACCGCCCGGATTCGTACTGCCATTTGCAATCTCCTGTTCCTTGGCTTGCGCTGCGGCGGTCTCTTTTTCAGAGATAATCTTTCCAAGAACGTCATAATCAAAACTGCCATCGTCTTTTACGATTTGTGCTGCCTGCTCTGCGGTAACATTAAATTTAGATGCGGCATTGGCTCTCTGCGTGGCTATTGCCTGCGCTTTTTCAAGTTCCGCGATTCTCGCATTGGCTTTTTCGAGGTTCTTATTTGCCTGCTCGACTTCCGTGAGCTTTCCCTGTTCGATATCATCGAGCTGCTTCTGCAACTCTTCAGCTTTGTCAGCCTTTGTCTTGTACTCGTCAACCTTTGCTTTGGCTCTCTGTACGGAACTTCCGTAATCTGCCATGATCTTGTCTGCGTTTTCCTCGCTTAATCCCATAGCAATCAGATCTTCTCTCTTCATTCATTACCTCCGATATGTCATACGAATTTTTATACGGTGCAACGACACCGAACGACATTGTTGATTTTTACGCTCACAACTTTGCGAATTTTTATAAAATAAAAACAGCCGCCGATTACTCGGTGACTGTCTTATCTTTGTTTGTCTGGCTCTGTGTGCCATCTGTATTCATTTTATTTATCAACTCTTGTGCTTTTTGTTCCTGTGCTTCTACATCATCAATGGTTTTCCACAGATTATCCAAGTATGGCTTTGACAACAGGAATGTCTTTTCTGCATCTCCCCAAAGCCCGACAGATTTAATTGCCACAAGCGGATGAATACCAGCTTGTAAAAGCTGATATAATGTCTGCGACTTGGTGTACATATTGTCTTGCGGGCTATGGTTAATCTGAACATCAAAGTCCCGCAAACTCAATCCCAAATCGTGATCCTGTATACGAATCACATTCAAAACAACTTTCGCAAGTCTTTTTTCAGCCGACTTTACAATTGGGTCTTTCAGTTTGGCTCTTGACTTTGAGAAGTCCCATCCGTTTCTAAGCTCAACCGCCCCCTGTGTATCTCCACCGGAATTATTGTTGTTCTTATTCGGTATGGCAAGAATGGACTGTGCATTATCCCATAAATCATCCTTTGCAACCTGGCACTCTGTCTGATTCAACTCTTGTGTCATAATGTCAACATCTGATTTATTCTGCTCATTGTTGGATTTTACCGTCAGCGCATGGGAAATCTTCATTTTTTCAAAGGTTTCCGGGTCAATGTCGCAATTTACAAACTTTATCCAAAACTGAACAAACTGCTCAACGCCATCCATTCGGTTTGACTGCATTGTATTGATTGCATCCAATAGTCCGATCACAAGCTCAATATCAGAAATGCGCTCATGGTTGTTCGGAAACTCAACAATCGGGATTCCTCCAAAGCCATGCAGTTGCCAATCTCGAACCTCTCCGTTCACAATCTTACACTCGTAAGAATCCGTGTAGCAGAGTTTATACATCTGTCCATCGGCATCCTTAAGCTCTTGGATTGCTAAAAGTGGTTCTTCTGTGGAACGGCTGTAGATAACAAACGTGTTCATTGGTGTTGGTGCAACAATTCTAAATGGTATATCTCCATTTTTTGTAATCTGTACCGCCTTAAATGACGTTCCGGTTGCTGATTGCCACTCTCCTGCCTTAATGTCCTTTTCCTGCTTATTAGCATCGGTCAGATAATCGTTAAATTCATCAACCGCATTGTTTATACGGTCATCGTCTTTCCTGCTGATAAGCTGAATTGGCTCACCGTAAGTCTGACCAACCTTGAATTGAACAATCTCATAGGCATGGTTTTCAGGCACCTTATTGGTTATATCCGCATTTTGCACCTTTGTTCGGTACAATACAGGCTGATCGCCCTTGTAGTAGTTCCACAGATACCGAATGATCGTCTTGTTGAAATAAAATGCACCAATGCAGTTTCCGACAACATTTACGATATTGTCTGCCGTAATCTGTTCTACGTTAGCATATGCAATTTTTCTTCCGTATCTTCCTTTTACAAGGTCATGAAAATACTGTGTATTCATATAAATAAAACTCCACTACTGCAAGCGCGTTTTGGTATTGGCTTTGTTTCAACTTTGCCTGTTGCCACGCCATAAATCACAATATGATTGCATTTTTTACATTTACACGGATGATCTATCGTAGATCTCCCATCGTAATGTCCGGCAATTCTTCCGCAATCCGGGCAATATATAGTTACTTTTTCCATAGAAGTCTCTTTCTTGTAAATAAAAAACACCGCCATTTCTGACAGTGCTTTTTACGGGTTATATGCTTTTGGGGTTGTAGGATTTTGTTTTTTCTACTCTTTTAGTATACCATGCAAGTTTTAGGAAATGTTGTGAAAGAGTGTGAACTATTGTGCACTTTTATGCACTCTTTTCAGAATAAAGCTCTCCATAACGTCTTTCAAACTCCTGCAATGCTCTTTTTCTAAGTTTCATAATGTTCCTGTATGAATATTTCATCTCAACGGAAATCAAGTTCCAATCTTTTCCATTAACGTAGTGTGATGAAAGCACGATATACACATCTGTATTATCCATGCTGTCAATTTGCGATATGATAATTCGTCTTTTATTAACCAATTCATCTACAAGCGTCTGGATCTCATTCTGTAAATCAACAATTTTCGATACCGCGCTCCCCATTTTGTCGGGGTTGCCGGATGATTGTACATCTACCTCTTTTGGAGATATGGATATAGATGTTGCCATATCGGATAGCCTTTTGATTTCTTCCAGCTTATTTGCAATCGCATGGTCGATTCTACTTATCTGTGAAAGATATTTGTCTGTTGTCATATCCTAATACCTCCTAAATGGGTTTACTGCCGCTTCTACCTTTGCGGTATTGTTTGGGTTCTCTATAAACATTTCAAGCTGGGTTAAACCGTCTGCGGCATCGTCGTGTTCATTACCGCCAATACTTACAAACATAGAAAGTTCATCCATCGCCGCTTGATATTCGTCATTTCTGTAATATCTTGTTACTCCAAGATCTGAATCTTTCTTCATTTGTTCCTGCGTCGGTCGGTGCGTATCAAGAAATATGAATTTTCTCTTAACATCCCCGGAATATGCTATGATCTTCGATAACTTTTCAACCTTATTTGGTGCTTTTCTACTTGTGCATGAGCATTTATAGTCCTGTTCCTGCAACTTTTCATCTACATATTGGCAATACAGATCTCCTCCGGTATTTCCCTCAAATCTTGTCTGCCGAATCTCATTCCCGATAATTCGTCCAACAACAAGAGGGATTGTTACCTCTTTCGTGCCTTTGTTGAATACCCAATCGTAAATATAAACATCTCCGTTTTCATATTCTGCCCCTATCGGCATTGACAAGCTATCGCCGCCGCCCCAGGCGACATCCACAACTCCGATGCGCCGGAAATCTCCATCCGGTAGGATTCCATTAAATAATCTTAAATCTGTATAAAGCAATCCTTCGCGGACATATGGTTGCTGCATAAACTTAGCCATCCATTCGGCATTGTCAAGCTTATCTCTCATATCTCTGTAGTATTCCGTGGAAAATCCGTTGATTTCATATGCGAAATTGCTTTCGTCATTTTCATTAAGTGCCGGAATCTTACGGAACCGGTATTGCGGATCATGCTCATATTGCTTTCTCATGCGCTCTAATGGATCTAAAACATTCCAAAGAGTACCAACCATCAATTCTCTTGCACCGTCATTTTTACGGTCAACCATCTTGTTTAGGTACTCTTGGTATGTGTTTTCCATTCGAGTAGGGCTTAATGAATGCTCACGATCGCGAACCAAGTCATCGACATACAAATATCCGTCTTTTGAAACATCGACCGCTCCTGTCCATGTTCCATCAATACCACGGCACGTTACGGTTGCAAATCTGTCCGGATCTCCAAGCGTGATCGTAAATTCGTCCGCGCTCTTGTCTGTCGGAATTGATGCGTTTGCGTATTCCGGATGCCAATAAGCAAAAAGTTCCGCAAAGGTATATTCTTCCGTGGTAAAAAGATTCATCAGTTCCTTGTAAAATCCTTTTGCCAAAATACCAGAGTGACCACCCATAGCACTATGGCTGTTTGGTCTGCGCAAAGCCACCCACGCAAGAAAGAAAATACAGATAGTCGATTTACCGACACGCGATGGCATTGACAATCCGTAAAATTTAATCTTTCGGTTTTCCAAATCTTCAAGATCGTTGGCGACTATATTCAGCGTCTTGCGGCGCGGATAATAAAACCGTTTGCTCCAATTTCTTTTGCGCTCCATAAAGTAGATGAAGCTCTCGAAACGATAAAAGCTTTCTAACCGCAAGACTTCATAGAACTGATCCACAAGTTTGTATCCGCCTTTAATGTCGTGATTCTGCGCATATCGTTCAAGTTCCCATATGCTACCACCCGCATTTTTCTGCGTAAATTCGTTGATTAAAGCCTTTGTTCTTTCGGTTATAGTCAATCCGTAGTCAACATCTTTTTCCGTCCGAATTGCCACATTGCACGCTTTCAAAAGGGCATCTATTACCTGTTCATCAACGCCTTTTCTCTGTATGTAATTTTCATATCCATTTACTGCATTGATTAACTGCTTTGAAGCCAAATAAAAAGCACCTCCGCAAAAAGCAGAAGTGCCTTGACCTCTGCCTATAACTGTTTTAGGTTAGCGGCTACAATCAATCTGTAGCCGGTAATGCATGTTTACAAAATATTCATTTTATTGAACGTAGAAAAGATTTTCGGGGCTTGAATTGCAAGCCAATCAACCATTTCCTCATTCTTTGCCCATGCACCATTGTAGCAATTCGAAGAATCAGATAAACCACTTTCATTGAAGAATGCATGGATAATTTCATGCCTTAAAGTTCTTTTTCGGTATGATTCTTTCTCTTTCTCGTTCATATCTGGAAAGTACTTTTCTTCCGACATGTCGGCAATTACGATCAGCTTGCTATCTTCTCCGCAATATCCTGCAAGACTTTTTTCCTCCATGAAACTGTCCTCTGATACTTTGTGGGTTTCAATTCTGTATTCTGTTCCAAGAATATCTATTTTCATCGTATCATCACAAATAAGAGACTCGTTCTGTGATGTTTTTATTCCTAACTTGGCTTCGTCTAATTCTTTTCGAAGTCTTTTTATTCCTTTTTCCATTTCTTTAATTGCGCCTTGGTACTCCATGTATTCGCTCCTTAAAGTAAAGTAATGTAATGACTAACTGTTTGTTAGCCGGTAATATGCGTAGTCAGTAGTAAAAGCTATTCTTAGCACACCAATATTGTGCGCACCTCTTAGTGTTTCGGAAATTATTTAAAGACTATTTTCTTGGTCTGATTATCTCTCTAATTCATCAATTCTGTTTTCAAGTACATTTATGTACTCTCTTATCTTCTTATCATCCGAAGGAAACTTCGGTTTCCTATGCTCTATTATCCATCATATAATTTCACTGTTCCATCTGAATTATAGATAGGCGTGATTCCAAATTGATAACCACTCCATTTTACAAAATACATTACTTTTGTATTTTTATCATAGAGAACTTCGGTATTATAGTAATCGTCTTTATAAATTGTCACTAAATCTATATATTTATTTGCAAAGTAACTACTTTCAGGTTCAATATTACCTTTTGTACATCTGGTCATTCCCAAGCACAATGTCAATCCTAATGCAATTGCTATAATTTTCTTCTTCATAAAATCTCCTTTCAATTCATGCATAACACTTTTTCGCAAACATCAATACATTCTTTTCTCTTCTCATCATTGGCACACTTGCCATCTGCGTTGTATCGGCAAGAAGTCAGATTACATTTTTTATTTACATAAGCATTATTCACATTATCAATCCATTCACGAAACGGAATATTGTTGATTGTGGCATTGTCTAATACCGTGTCAGCTATCTCCTGTACCATTTTTCTGTATTGAAATTCCATCATTGTTGCCCTCCACAATTCCGTCAATTATCGCTCCTTCGAGCAATTCTCCAATGCTTATATTTGTCCTGTCCGGCATTTGTTTGTATAATTCGATTAATTGTTGCTTTGTCAAAGGTTTCCAGTTTGGATTATCTCTTTTGCATTTAAATTCTGCTACTCCTAGACCACATACATATTCTTCATTTCCATTTGCATCAATGGAAGTTCCGATACAAAGGTCACAGTTCATTATATGCTCGCAAGGTTTTAGTTCGTGGCTATATCCACTACAAAGCATTGTGTTTCGATATTCCATAACTATTCTACATCCCCTAAGTATACAATATGTAACCTTTGGCAACTGCATTTTACCCTTTCTTTTGCTTCGTCAATATCTTTACAAATCCATAATGGATAATTGCCAAGTTCAAAACTAACAACTGCATATCTGTATTCTGGATAGTATCTTTTCTTAACTTCTTTAGTAGTTAAGCGTGCATACTTTCTGTGTTTCGCGCTTCTGTTTCACTTTATGCTGATAAAGTCTGAATAAAATTTGCAGTTTATAAGATTGATTATGATTGCGCACAAAGCAAGAATAATTACAGTTGCCATAACAATTTTATTCATAATATCGCCCCCTTAAATTCTTGCAACTACGTGTTCTTTTACGATTTCTTCTTTTTCTTGGTCTTTTTGATAGTTGGTTAATATTTTTCAATTGTAATATACCATTTTGTGGCACAATGGGCATTCACACTTGTAGTTATCGCCTTCCCTTTGATCTCCACAATATTCATATTCAGTCTTTTCCGCTTCAAAAACGGTTTTGCAATTCTTACACTCAAACTGCAAAGGCTTTCTTGCGTATCTCAAATCGCCATTTCTAATTATCTTCATTTCCAATGCACCTTGAACCCTTTCTTTTTATACTCCCCTACGGCTTTTTTAAGGCTCATATCGTCCTCATGCTTTTCATTCAGCATAATCACCACATTATCTTTTTCGATGCCGTATATGTTGCAATTTGCAAGTTCCTTAGCCGTTCCAAGGATAGCTTTTGCCTGCTTGCGGCTCATTTCATAGGTTTGGGTTCCCATATTAACTGTCATTTCTCATAAACTCCTCAAAATCTTCCATACACTTAGGGCACAAGTCGTATACAGTATTAAAAGTGCTGTTCTGTGTAATCAAATTTCCGCACAGTTTTCCTTTTTCAATTTCAGCACCACACCTATCGCAAGCGCGCCATTCTTTTTGATGTTTCATATAAAAACCCTCACTTATCACATTTGATTCCCGGAATGAATGTTCTTTTACCTATACAAGCGTCTTCAAAAGTCGTAGTTTCTATTGAACATCCGCAACTAGCCGGGTCTAATGGACAATTTTCATGATTAATACATGTGCATAGAATTTCTTTTTCCCGCTTCATCATTCCACCAACTTTCTGCCGCAGATAGGGCAAAAATTAATTTTTACGGCTCCTGCAACCTCTTTTCCATCGCTATTGTCGAAAATCATGTTATTTTCAGCTCCAAAAAGAACTAAATTTCCTTTACCATCAATGATTTTCTTTTTATTCCGACAAAAATCACACATTCTTCCGCCCCTCCCCTTTATTAAATACCACGTTTTCAAATATTGCCGTTTCCACCTTCTCCGGCTGACTTTCTGGAACGTTCCTTGCCGGAATCTGTGTAAATAGGTATTTGCAATAAGGGCACCTATCAACTTCGGAGTCAAGTATTAGCATTCCACAGCACAAGCAACTTGTCATAATTCACACCTCAATCAAAGTAAATTTGCGTATTGTTTTTGGAATCTCACGATGCAAAATACCATTTGCATCATAATATGGCTCGATTAATAGCTGATTGCGTTCTACATTTCCTAGATATACTCTACTTGTTTTTCCACCAATCGTAATTTCTCCGAACATTTCCCCTATTTCAGCCTTGAATCCGCTTACATCATATGGAGTTTTGCAATAAGGACACACCTTTTTATCGATTTCAATCGGTGCGCCGCAATTCACGCAGTTTTTCATATTTTGTACCCAAATCATAGCAAAAATCGGAATCCTCGTGAGATTCCGTGTCTTTTGTTTGATATAAATATTACACAATGTTTTTTATCATCGAATAGCGGCACAGGGAATCGAACCCTGTCAGCCAAAACCATGCCAACCGTTTTCAAATCTGCAATTTCTAATCACGGAAGGGTTTTCTGTTGCCAATTATACCGCTACCATCCATAAGTCTCCCATCGACCTGAACTATTGCAGTAGTGCCAGACTAAGTGGAGATAAGGAATTGATGTGGCGTGGATTTGCACCACGCAGGAGTGTACAATCTGGTCATCTATGTTGTCGGTTTCAACCAATTCTCTACGACAATTCCGTTTACCTATTCCGTCACACATCAACACCCAAGGCATACCTAGGATTTTCGCTCGGGCAAGAGCGCAGATACAAGGACTCGAACCTTGACAACGATTTTACTCGTTGGAGAGATTAGCGATCTCCTGTGATACCATTACACCATATCTGCATAGCTGAGCAGTTTCCGTTTTTTACTTGCTCCACACTACCCCAAGTGCAAGTTTCTTTTAGTCAGCGGTTGGCGCCATCTTTTGAATGGCAACCGCTCAATCCAGTTCCCTGTGCTAAGTTTAACCGGTATATTGATTAGCACCTGTATTTCTGTAATAAACACACTAGGGGTGTACTGGCAACATCGCCCATGATCGGTACGAGATTCGAACTCGTGTTGCCACCGTGAAAGGGTGGTGTCTTACCGCTCGACTAACCGATCATAACCGCCACGAGACGGTTAGCAATATGTTTTACGTGCTATGCGTTACACGATCATGTGCCGTTGGATAGACGCATGATATAGACCAACCGGACGGTCTCGCACCGTCCTTAACAGAAAGCGTCCTAGTTGGTGAAAGGAGAACCCAATGCCTGAAACAACGTCAATGGGTTCATATATGCCTTATTATGAATAAGCATATGTTGACCGCCTACTTGCAAACGGTCAAGCTGGGCTACCGGGATTCGAACCCGGAATGCAGGAATCAAAATCCTGTGACTTACCGTTTGGCGATAGCCCAATGTTTTTTCGTCCGCGAACATGATTCAAGCGCCAACGCCCAACTGCCAAGAATCATTGCCCGCGGACTTAAGCTATACCGGATGCTCCGATTTCTCGCTCTGGTGCTCGGCGTCACTATCCAGATTGAGTAAATCTCCGGCGCTTTCCGGTTCCTTTGATTTTGTTATATGTATTCTTTCGACCACGCTCAAAATTGGTGGCAGAAAGTAAATACCAAATATCGAATCATAAATTACCATCTATTAACTCCACATCAAAAGTATGTTAGAACCAATTAATAGCGAAAGTGAAATAAATCCAATAACTTGTGCTTTGTCCTCTTTTCCCTCTATCGCAAAACTTAAAAATAATACGATCAGCAGAAAATCAAGCGTTGATATAATTGCTTTGATAATATCCATCTTTTACACCTCCGGCATATAATAGGCAACCTCTATGACGTTATTTTCAATCATCTCTTTAAGTACTTCTTGTGCGCGTTCATGCGACTCGTATTTTCCAATCTCAACGTCTCTTCCGTCAATGTGAAGATATATGTATTCTCCCCTTTGCGCAATAACGTGTGAATCGAAATCGAACACAAAATCTTTTTTCTGTGAAACTACTGTCATTGTCTCTTTCCTTCCCATTCATCGCATACATGGTTAAATTCTACAAAATCAGCAACATAATCGCTTTCGTCATTCACGCAAACGTAACCGTTTACCTTGTCGTATGAGCCATATTTACAGGTGCCACAACATTCTTTACACTCTGTCATTACACATCGCCCTCCGCCCTGTGATTTGCTTTTTCAGTATCAAAGCCTTCTAGGTAACGCGCCTTAAGCTTGTCTACATTCATTTGCATGATCTCATCAAGGCTCCAGCCGAAGGATTCGCAAATCATTGCAAGATACCAACAAATATCGCCTGCTTCTTTCTTTGCGTGGTCAATATCAAGCTGTTTCTCGTGGAAAATCCATTTTTTGATTATGTCGTTAAATTCTCCAACTTCACCGGATAGTCCAAGGCAAGCATTAAAGATTCCGCCAAAATCAAGATGCTGTTCGTCTTCTGCGATCAAATTTTGCTGTAGAATATATTTCATATCGCACGTTAAAATATTTTCAAGTATTCTGCCTGTTGCTTTGCGATCGTTTGTCCGCATGGCTAATGACTGATACTTATTCCCGGTCATATATCATTCTCCTGTCCGAAACACTCTTTTTATTTTTAAAAATTTTTTGGAAATGTAGTTGCGATTCGCAACGTGAAAGTGAATTGTTATAAATTTATTATAGCCTATTTACGGTGAAAGTCAATGGGTGTTGTAAGTGGCTTTTTATTTTTTGAGGTATTTAAGGGACTTAGTAGCTGCCCGGTGGTCCTTCTGTCAGACCCCTCCCCATGCATTCAGGACCATTGTTTGCTCTGCTTTTCTTGACTTGTTTGCTTTGTTAGAATTGTTTATCATTCTCAAACACTTAGCACAATTCCATATGCCCTATGTATAACTATTCGCTTAACTCCACTTTTCCGAATAGTTCACGAATAGTTAAAACGCTACAACCCTTGATATTACTGCATTTGTGAATTGTAGAATAACCACACACAATTTAAACCATATTATTTGCCGCTACATCTGTGAATTGTGTGTCGATTGCGTGCAATTCTTGGCTCTTTTTCTCGTCCAGTCTTGGCAACTCCTGCGCTGTGATTGCCTTGCGTTGGGTGGCATTATCTCCAATTCCAGGCTGATTCATGCCGAATTCATTGTTGCCCACGAACATAGTGCCCACAGGGCTATTGGAGTCGTATGCACGATCAAGGATACAATCCTTACGAGATCGTTGCAGTTTTTGCCAAATCTTAAAAGCCACCGAACTTGATTCCTCATCTTTCCATAGGTCAAATGTTGTAGTGGGTATATTACAAAAATAACTGAATGCTACTGTACTCACCAACTTACTGTAAACATTGGATATATATATATAATAATCACAAAGTTTATATAATACCTCTCTGTCATATCTGTTACAGTTAGTCGGTATAGTTGCATTACCAAGAGGACTTAAACTCTTGTCCTTTAATACTTTAGTATCTGGGAATAGATGCATACCAACATACTGCATAACAGCTTTCCACTGTCTTTGACCAGCTTTTAACAGATCGTCAATGTGAAATTCTATGCAAGCGTTGTCTATTAAATCTTGCACAGTTGATGTGTATATCTGTACCGTACCCAGATCAACTATAAGCCTTGTAATATCTACACTCTCTATATCCTGCATATATTTCACACCTCCAATCTGTTAATCTCTCTGCTTTTGGTATACACTATTTTTGGGCTTAAAGTCAAGCCTTAATTTTTTACGGTGGTATTATATACTTACGCCGCGCGCGTATGCGGATATACACTTACAATAAACCTATAGGCTTTAGATACAGTATATTATTATTAACTTAAAAGATTGAGAAAAAGAGAGAGAAAGAGAAACATAGTTCTGAAAAAGCGACGTCAGACGATTGTGTCGCCTTATGTCAGACGATTGTCAGACGATTTTTTGCAAAAACTGATACTATTCTATCATTTTTGGACTTGTCAAAGACCTAATGAACCTAGCCTTGTTTATAAAAATTTAAGAAAAGTTTTATAGTTTGTTTACGATTTTTCGGAGATTTTGCAAGATATGCCCGGATGCGTTGTTGATTTTGGATATGGCAAAAAGAAAAGGCAGCCGGAAAAGCTACCCTTGTTTGTAAATTATCTTTTATCTGTTATATATATGCCCTAAATACTCTTTTGGGTACCTTCTAACTCTATTCATGTGTATCTGTATGATAGTTTCTGCCGCTTCCCTTAATTCTGGATAAAACGATACAACCTCCATGATATACTCTGGCGCGTGTCCGGTATCGCGCTTATAGAAAACTCTATAATCATCAACATTATAATCATCCCCAATATCCAACAATATCTTGTGGTACAGTTCCTTTCTGCTGATCCCATAGGCACTACAAATCTGCTTAAATAGAGGTTCATGGTCTTTCATCCAAGTGTTAGCCAACGATGGATAATGACCTTCATGCGGTTGCGGTACATCACTTCGATTTATCACTTCGTTTTGCAACTTTCCACAATTGAAATATGAGCTTACAAGTCTTCTTTGCACTTTCCAAGACAAATCATCATGGAATGACTTTACAAGCATTAAATATCCTGTTTCTGTAAATAAAAAGACTTTCAAATTCGGGTTCCCTTTTAACGGTTCGGAATTAGGGACGAAATTCGTCCCGAACTCTTTTCTTGTTAATTCAAAGTAATCTTCGTTCAAAATAAAATGTTTTCTATTTTGTTTAAAACTACGCTTTGCCGTTCCGTTAGGTCTTTGATGTACTCTGTCTATATCATTAAAAGTTACAACCCTTTGAGAATCCCAAACTTTGATTGCTGGAATTTCCAATTTTTCTAATTCCTCCATTGCTTTCTCCTTTCTCTTTAGTTTTTGAACAAATCATTTCCGTTTTACCAACAAATTACTTATTTTCTAAGCTGTCTAAATCTTTTACAACCAATTCAGAAACATAAGCATTACAACTTTTTCCGGTCAATACTTTTATCCTGTTTTTTGTCCCCTTTGGTAAATTAACTGCTATTCTGTCAAACTTGTTATTGTAATTCTGAATAGCTTTCTTTGTATACTCTGGAGTTTTTGCCATTGTCTCACCTCTTTTAATATTCAATTTATATAAACATATTATCAATTATCGTGTATATGTCAATAGTCTATTTTCATGTATTTTAATTATTTTTATATTCCATAATATCGCCCGGCTGACAATTTAGTAGTCTGCATAGATTACATATAACCTCACAAGTTACATTTTCATTTTTTGTCAGCTTTGCCACTGTATTAGAATGGATTCCGTTATTCTTTAACCACTGCTTATTGTATTCCTTTTTTTCTAAGACATTCCACAGCTTGGAAAAGTCAATATATCCGTTTGCACCATAATTCGCCATGCGTCACACCTCTTTTCTTTTTATATATGATAATAGATTTTTCACACCATGTCAACGTCTATTCTCATGTATCATATTGCACAATAAACTGCTGTTTTGTGTCGTCTATTTTCGTGTATTGTGTCAATTGTATTATAATCTATTATCGTGTACTATTAGTATATCAAATGAAACACGAAAGCGAGGTTACAACATGAAAAATATGAAAGCGGCAGAAACATTATTAGAAAGAAAAGGGTTTTATATTTCGAACCAGTTTGACGGTTTTACCACTCTCCCGGATGAATACGAATTGAGTGACGTAAACGGGAATGTTGTTATTGACCATTTGAGCGAAGCGCAGATTTTACAGCTTTCGGAAATTTTATAGGGAGGGCTTAAATATGAGAAAGACGGGAATGCGTTTTACATGGGAAACAACAAAGAACGGTGACGCGATCAACGAACTGAAAAAGAACGGAATCTCGTTTGAGTATAACCACTTTGGGGAACTCACAGCCGACTTTTACGGAATCGGGATTTTTGAAAAAGTCGATTTTGAACACGTTCAAGGTGATGTATTTGAAATCTGCATAGCATAGCCGAAACGCTCCGATCTGGAGCGTCAGCCGCGGGATGGTCTCCCGGCTCTGATGATGGCAGACCAGAAAACGAAAGCGAGGTTTTTGAACATGGAAAAATATATAATGGTTGCAACAAATGAACAGATAGAAAGAAGCAAGGCGCGCAGAAAAGTCATTGAAGCATTGGAGTATAACCCAATGTGCTACAACTGTAAGAGTTTTGGAAAGTCCTGCAAATGGTCAACAAATAAAGTATATAGCGGATGCGTCTGTAAAGAGGTTGACGAATCGAAACCGTCTATATATACACAGATTTTAGAACAAGTGAAATAGTCGAAACCGCCACTCCTGGCGGTCTGCAGGAACTGCCCCACCTGCACTGATGAGACAGGGCACACAATGAAAGGATGGTTGATTTTATGGCTACAGTTAAATTACAAGGAATTTATGAAAGAAGAAACGCTATCCCGGCGGCAGAACTCAAGCCGGGCATGGTTACAGTTTGGAATTTTGGATACACCGAGACGGTAAAAAGCGTTGAGCCTACCAAGAGCGGAAAAAGCGTCAGATGCGTTATTATTTCCGACGAAAGTGGAAAAGAATACACGCGAACAATGCGAAACGATAGACTTGTAGCAATCGCATAGGCAAGGGCGGCTTTTCCGGGGTTCGATTCCCCGGCTTGCCATTACTCAAAAATGAGTAAATAAAAGGAAAGAGGTATAAGAAATGGAAGAAAGATATATTTTGCACACGGTAAAAGGTGTGCAGATCGTAACAGAATCGCAAGCAATTAACAACGCGCTAGATCAAGAAAAAAGCGGCGTTATTCCGCGTTACTCATTCCGGGATTATAAGACCGGGGAAAAACTTACACCGCCCGGATGGATTGTATGGTCAACTTTTGCGGACGGATGCGGCGTTGTGTACCGCAGATCTGACGGAAAAATGATCGTAACAACAGGATTTCAAGGGGATTTTGTTGTAATTTAAGGCGGTACCATTCCGCCTTTTTCGCGTGTTTGGTGCATCCGTTCCGGTTCGATTCCGGGAGCGCGGACTACATGGAAATCGGTTTCCATGCGCAAATTGACAAATAAACGTAACACAAGGAGGTGGCAAAAATGGCAAAATATGAGTATATCGGAAAAAGGGAAATCATGCACCGGGTGTCTGCCCTTGGTTATCTGGAAATATCCGGCAAAACGTGCGGCTACTCGAAGTTCGAGGGTGTGGAATGGGTGGAGTCTGCAAAAACCAAAATAACCGTCCAACGTGGCGGTGACTGGATGCAGATCACGCAAAGACCGGAAAACATAACACACACTTACAGCCGGTACGACGGGAAAAACTATCTTGACAAGTGGTAAAATGCGGTCTATGCTAGATTGTAACTATAGTCGGGCAAGCGTCTTCTGGCGTTTGCCTGTGATCGGCAATACCATCAAATATCATCAATGAATTATCTATATATGGCATAACATATAGTGTATTTGTGTTATTTGCGGAATTCCGAAGATAATTGCACGTTTGTTACACGTTTTTGAGAATCCGTGAAAATGGAATCTTGACCCCAAAAACGCTACCCCAGGGGGGGTACAAAAAAATTACGAAATATTTTTTGGGGCGCTGGAAAAATTTTCTTTCATCAAAAACCCGCCAGTTAGGCGGGTTTTCTTATTTCTTCTCTTTCATTACAATTTCTAAATCAAGCCCCAATGCATCCGCAATCTGCCGCATTTCCTTTTCTGAAAAGTTGTCACGTTTCATTTTTGCTGATAGGTTCTGTTGAGTTGTCCCTATCTTTGTGGCTAACTCTTTAGCTGTCATTTCTTTTTCAACCAATGTTAATCTTAATAATTTGGTAAACATCATACGCCTCCTTTCTTATACAAGAAACAGAATACAACAAATAAAGCAATAAATCAACTAAAATATTGTTGACAACAAATAAACTGTTGTTTATAATACAACTATGAGGTTGTTCAAAACAAACATAATGTTGTTTTTCAGAAAGGAGAATAAGCATGAACCAAATAGAACAAACCATCACTACTTTAGAGATTGCAGAAATGATGGAAATGCGTCACGACAGAGTTTTAAGAAAATTGGAAGGACAGGATGTAAGGGGAAAACATACTGCAGGAATCATTGAAATTTTGACTCACCACAATTTAGGTGCGAGTGATTATTTCATTCCATCTACCTACAAAGATGAATCCGGAAAAGAAAACAAGTGCTACAAAGTAACCAAGTTAGGATGTGATTTTCTTGCAAACAAATTCAACGGAGAAAAAGGCATCGTATTTACTGCCCGATACGTGAAACGTTTTACCGACATGGAGAAAGCCATAAAGAAACCACAGGCGGCATTGCCGAAAAATGATGACCTATTTGCAGATTGTTACATTTCAAAACAGCAATTGGACGCATCACGCGGAGCGTGGTTCAGAAAAAATAATTGGAAATTAAAAATTATCATGGAACAGTTTGGGTGGACGAGAAAATTTTTATATCACAAGATTCTCGTGGAGCTATCTGACATTTACGACTTAGAACTTGAAGAAAAGTTCTATGTGCAGAGGTTTGGATATAGACCAGAGTACAAATTGGATTTGTTGGATGGCAGTAAAAGCCTTTCCAGACTTGCAACAGGATATATCAACTATTTATTAACAGAAGAAGGAGACTACTAAAATGGAAGAATTATTAAAAATTGCTTATGAAAACTTTTTAGACACAAACGATGTAAACAATTCAAAGAGTGTGAGAATTATCAATTCTGCTTGCTACAAGATGTATGATTCGGTTGACAGTCTTAAGGATGTGTTGAGCGAAAAACTGTATAACGACATTAGCGATAAGATAAGGGATGGTGTTTGCGACATTCAAGAAGCGGCTTTTATTGCAGGATTCGCGTGTTGCGCAAAGTTCCTTACAAATGGCAAAACAGACTTGTTACCAAACGAGTAATGTATTTATCCGGCGGCGATTGAAACCGCCGGATTTATTTTTGCTTTAGCGCAACGATGTTTTCTTTCGTAAAAATCAAAGACCGCGCCGCATAGTCGCTTTTGCTCAACTCTTCTATCAGCCTTTCCCTAGTCATTTCCGGATTCGTCCGGTGCACGTACTGTAAGAGTTCTGAAATTTTATCCATTATGCAACCTCCGCAAATTCAAGCAATAGTCTGTCTGCTATTTCAAATACTTCTCTTCCGTATGTAGTCAAGAAGTCTGCTACAATTTCCTCTGTATCAATATCCATGTATACGTTATACGAAAGACAGAACGCATGACATAATTCGTGGCATAACACACGGTCAAGGAATTTTCCGCGTAGATCATCCGCAAGATATATCGTTTTCGTGTCCCTGTCGGTCATGCCTACCGTTCTGCTTCCGTCACTTCTCTGTAGCATATCGCTGTAACGCGATACTTTGACCAAATTCCATATTTCATTGTTTATCGTGAACAATTTACCACCTCGCAAACAAAGAGGGCAAAATGCCCTCTCTATTACATTTTCGTGACAAGCGTAGTCAGCTTTGTCTTGGTCAACTGTTTCTCTTCTGGGGACATGCCGGAAAACAGTTCGGTCACATCTTCAGAAAGAGATTTCATGTACTTTTCAAGTTCTTTCATCTTTGCGTCCTTATCAGCCGCGGAATCTCCGTGGTGCAGTTCTTTCGTTTCGATATAGCTTCTCCGGCTCATACCGGCTCTGCCCTCTCTTGCATCGTGAGTACCGGTACTCATGCGATTATTTCCGCTCATAGGCTCTGAATAGTACATCTTTCCCATACTCATTCTGTCAAGGTCTCTCATTCGGTCGTATTCCGGCATTTTCTCCCATTCGTGGTAATCTTCCGGCATCTGATGATAATATGGAGGTTCTGCATATCCTCTGCGTGTTCCGCGTCCTTTCGGTGCGAATCTGCCATTTGAGTACCGGTACTCATTGTAGTATCTTCTTCCCGGATAATCCCCAAATTCTTCCACCATGCGCATGATTTCTTCATCTTCAGACTTTTTCATGGCTTCAACAATGTTATAGTCTTTGTCAAAGCATACGATGTTCTTTGCAATCTCCGTCCAATCCTTGAGATCATCAAGGTTTTGTCCCTCAAAATTCTCAATTCCAATGCCGTCAACGTGGGCTTTCACGCAATCCATAATCTGTTTCGCAAATTTATGCATAATATCAAGCCTCCCTTACTGCAATCAAATTACTGTTCTGAACCTCGATAGCCTGCGTGGACGTATTCTGCACGGCTACGGTACTGCAACATCCGCATGGCACATCCACGTATGCCTGCGCTGATACATTAAAGAAATTCTCGACTGCCGCAGGGGTTACGATCATCTTTGTTGACTGCAAAGGTTCTCCATCAACCGCGATTGCAAGTGAAATCTCTCCAACTGTACCGCCTGTAGGGATCTGAATGTTGCCGGAATACGATACCAAAAATCTAGCCTTGCACTGATTGGTGATGCCTCTTAACTTGATAATCCCACTTCCCTGTCTGTGTACGATACATTTTGTTCCGTTTACTGCTGTTTCTGTGAATGCAACATCTTCTCCAGCAGCAACGGTTTGTAATGCAATTCCTGTTACTTCCATTATTTTTACCTCTCTTTCATAAAAAATAAGGGCAAACATTATAGTCTGCCCTTTGGTTATAAGTAATACTGCATAGCAGACATGATTGAGTTAAACTCAATTAAGATACTCAATTATTTAGTTTTAGCAGCCACAACCGGTGTTGCATCCACATCCATATGCATAAGCATTTGGGTTAGGTACGACATATGCCGGAATAGCAGGCGGATTTACAGCATTGATAATCTGCTGCGTCTGAGCTGCCATCTGAGTTGTAAGTAATGCACTCTGACGATCCTGTGAAGCTGCTCTGCGAAGGTCGCTATTCTCTGCCTGTAAGCTAGAGATTTTCTCATTGCAGAGATAATCAAGAATAGCGCGTGTTCCTGCATTCTGACTGTCGATAATATCTCTCGTGTTGCTGTTCATGGTGTTCTGCAACGCGCAAGTGTTAGTTGCCATGTTGTAGTTTACGCCTTGGATAGCTTCTCTTGTTTCACAGCAACAGTTTGCAAGCTGTGACTGTAATGCGTTTGTATTCTGCATATTAGCGACTGTATCAGCATTGATGGCCTGCTGAATGCCGAATCCGGTCTGCAAAATGTTTGTGTTGATGCCGTTCATGCCGGTTTGCACTGCATAGAATCCGTCACAAAGTCCGTTTGTAATGCCGTCAAGTTTTGACACAACCGCCTGATTATCAAATCCGCGCTGGATTTCGCTTCCGACACCACCATTCATTCCGTTTCCTCCGAATCCGTTACCGAATCCACCCCATCCGAAGATGGCAAAGATAACGATAATGAACCATAACCATGAGCCTTCTGCGCCCCATCCGTTGTTATTTCCGTTTCCGTCAATGTTCGCGACAAGCGGAACGGATGCACAATTACCTGTGTTAAACATAGAATTTACCTCCATAATTCATTTTTTATATACATAATCTTGCAAGAATTAGTATCACATTCCTAATTGACTTTTAAACGACTCAAAAGCCTTATCTGCATCAATCCCCTTTTCTTTGCACAAATTCCTAGCCATCTGCTCGATGCCCTTGGAATCTCCATTCTGCGCCATTTGCATAGCATTGCGCGCCATAGGGTTTTTCATTACGCTGTTGTTCCCCATCATTTGTTGTAAAAACTGCTGTGGGTTTTTCATTCCCTGTAACATCTGCATAGGATTCATTAAGACTCACTCTCCTTTTGTGTTCGTGAAGATTTTCTTTGCGTTTGCGAAGATAGCTTATCTTCCAACTCTTCCATCTTTCCAAACAAGCAATCCAATTTGTCAGTAATAGCCTTTGTCGCATCGTCAGATAGCCCTATTTCGATTCTTTTATCATCACTCGAAGAATCTGCCATCTGCTCATTAAAAGGCTTGTAAACGGTCTTTCTGATTGTTCCATTGGCATCCCATTGTTTTGCCACGATTGCGCTCATGTCCTGCATCGGGAAAAACGCAACGCTTCCATCCATAGGCACATCATTTGCCATGATTGCTGACTCCGACTGCACTACTTTTCCTTGGATTCCAAGAAACTGCGGTTGCATCTGCGGAATCTGTGGCTCTGGCTGTTGAAACCTCTGCATTGGGTTGTACTGATAAGCGGCATAGCTTGGGTTTGGGTTAAATGCCATATTCTGATTTTGCATCTGATACATTCTCTTCCTCCAATACTTCCTTGATTGCGTGAATCATCGCTGACTGATACACAAGCGGAACCTTTGACACATCTTCTCTTGTTAAGATTTTTTCAAGAATTTCATCTGTAAATAACATTCCGCATCCCTCCTATGCCTATATTTTTGCATAAAAAAATACGGTTCTTCCGCAAAAAATAAGCAGAAAAACCGCAATAAAAAAAGACGCTCAATGCGTCCAAACTTCCATAGTAATCATATTCAATTAACTTTTAGCACTTGTACAAGAAACTCCTTTCTTTAGTAAAATCAAGGCTTCCGAGCCTTTTTTGATTACCTTTTGATTACTTTTTGATTACTCTCTTTCCCCTAATCTATAGAAAACCTTGATTTTATGCGGTTTTCTGAAAGCCAATAAGGGGATTCGAACCCCTGCACAAAGCATCAACTTTTCAGTGTTT